ATTCTTGACCAAGCAGATGAGATTAAAGTTTCATTTAAAGATAAAAAAATATTACCAGAAATATTTGAACAATATCCTGATAAAACTGTAATTCTTTCTTTACAACCAAGAGAGAATAGAATTATAGATTGGGAAGAATTAAAAAATTATAATACTTTAGCTAGAAATAAATTAATTACAGAAGCATTTGAGGGCTGGGAAATATTAAAAAGTATAGAAAATGGTATTCCTTCATATAGCGGTTTGCCCGTTACTGCGTTCCATCAGGCAAGAGCATTAGTACATATGGGTGTATGTTATCTTAATATTGATGCGCCTTTATTTTTTCAATTACCGCAATTAAAAGAATTAACTTCATGTCCATTGCGCGTAATACCTAACCTTGCCGCAAAAGATGATTTAGTAAGAGAGAATGGCATCTATGGTTCTTGGATTCGCCCAGAAGATTTAGATATATATGATGAATATATAACTGCATATGAATTTAATGCAGATAGTCTCAATCAAGAAGAGGCTATTTTTGATATATACAAAAATAAGCGGGAATGGAATGTGCGGTTAGACCTTTTAGTTACAGACTTAGACTACCCAGCAATAAACCGCTTAATTGTAAAAGATGTAATTAAAAAGAGGATTAATTGCGGACAACGTTGTATGAATGGTGGCGCTTGTCATGCATGTTATAGAGCAATGATGTTTGCTAATGAGAACTTTCTCCTGGAGGCTCAAGAGCAAGTGGGCCACAATTGATTTTTTATTATAAATAATATATAATATATATATAAATGAAAAAGGGAGGAATGTGAATGGAGAGACTTAATCAGAATGAATTTAAACTTTTTGAATCTCTTACATCTTTAACGCAGAATGCAATGCGTAGAGCTTTATATAATTATTTGAAAAAGAGATATAAAAAGGTAATTGTAGCCCCAGAATATCTTTATGCGGTAGGTGAGATTCCTATTGCATTAGTTGCGCATATGGATACTGTGTTTTCCAGTCCTCCACAGGATGTATATTATGATGAGCGAAAAGGAGTTTGTTGGAGTCCAGATGGTCTTGGAGCAGACGACCGCGCAGGTATCTTTGCTATTTTAACAATTTTAAAGCATGGATATAGACCCTCAGTTATCTTTACAGCAGACGAAGAAATTGGAGCTATTGGTGCGGGTCAGCTTGTTGAAGACATTAAAACTCCAGAATCTGAATTAAAGTATATTATTCAGCTTGACCGTAGGGGTACAAATGACTGTGTATTCTATGATTGTGACAATAGAGATTTCGTAGAGTATGTAGAGAATTTTGGTTTCATTGAGACTTTTGGTTCATTTTCTGATATTAGTGTAATTTGTCCGGCTTGGGGAGTTGCAGGAGTTAATCTTTCTATTGGATATGAAGATGAACATTCTACAAGCGAAATTCTTCATGTCGCCGCAATGATGAATACAATACATAAAGTTGAAAATATGCTTGATGCAAAAGATATTCCATTTTTTGAGTACATTGAATATAGCTATGCTCAGAATGATTGGAATTACTATTTTCGCAGAGGGAAACGACATAACTGGTATGATGAAATTGATACTGACTCTGAATATAATTATGGGACTTTAAAATGCAGTAAATGCAATAAATATTTCCATGACTATGAACTTATTCCAGCTTTAAGTAAAGATGGTAATAAGACTAAATATTATTGTCCAGATTGTTGTACAACAGAAGTAGATTGGTGTACGCAATGTAATAATGCTTTTGAAATTGACCCAGATAAGCCGGCAACAATTTGTCCAGCTTGTAGAGTTCACAATGCAAAGATGAATAAAAATAAGAAGAAAAATAAAGTAATTAAAGTCGAGGAGCTAAAAGAAAATGGTGTTCAGTGAGAAGATTAGAAAAATTCAGGAACAGTTTGAGCTTGTAATTCATTATTCACAGGAAATTCCAAAAGTTCCTGGACAAAGATTTGTAAATACGGATAGTCTTTTTGAAGAGTGGCTTGAAGCAAAAAGAGACTTTATTGAAGCTTTTGGCGGAAAACTTATCGTTGAATTGCCAGGTAAGGTTACTTTTGAACTCTCCCAAGAAGAAAAAATCAAAAGGGTTAAAGATTTTTTAACTGCGGTTGATTGCAATTATGAGAATCCTGACCTTGCACGATTTATTGATATTCAAAAAGAAGGCTTTTATGAAAATAAAGTCATTGAAGATTTTGAATACTGTGGAGAAAAAATTCCAAAAGGAATGAAAGTCATTAAGGCTTTTAAATTCTTTGAAAAAAATCCTAAAAAACTTGAAGATTTACAGAATGCTGCAAGTATGCTTATCCAAGAGGATAAAATTACAGGCGTATTATGTCTTTCTGTGCATCCGTTAGATTACATTTCAGCTAGTGAGAATTGTCATAGCTGGCATTCTTGTCATGCACTAGATGGTGATTATCGTGCAGGTAATTTATCTTATATGGTGGATAAACATACTATCATGTGCTATTTGCGCGCAGATAACTGTGATTATATCCTGCCAGATTTTCCAAGTGAAGTGCCGTGGAATTCTAAGAAGTGGAGAGTATGGATTCATCTTTCTGATAGCTGGGATATTATGTTTGCGGGTAGGCAGTATCCATTTACATCTAACGTTGGGCTTAACTTAGCTAAAAAAGAGTTAATTGAGCCAACTTTAAATATACGTTTTACTGATTTTACTAATCAATATCTTACTGGTGGTATTAAACTGAAAATGGAAGATGAGAATTTCTTGCCGTCCTTTGAGGAAGATTTATTTGATAAGTATATGGTTATTAATAGTAGAGCTGTGCCTTTACAGGATGTAATTGTTGATGCGCCAGGTAGCCTTGACTTTAACGATTTGTTAAGGTCTAGTTGTTATGTACCACAGTATGCTTATCGAGTAAAACAAGTTACACACTGGTATTGGGGAGATTCTCATTATCGAACCATTGTTCATAGTACTTATGATGGATCTGATAGAATTATGCCTAAATTTCGCATTGGCGGTAGGGTATCTTGTGTTATGTGCGGAAATCAGCTTGATTATAGTGGTTCATTTGTTTGCGAAGAATGTAGTGAAAGTTTTTTACCCGCAATAAGAAAAAAATTTAAAGAATATAAAATTATTAAAATAGAAGAAAAGGAGAAAAAATAATGGCGGCAAGAGGAACAGTAGCAAAACAGGAAGTAATGGAAAAACTGAGAGAGGCTTTTGGAGATAATTTTATTGGTGAACATGAAAAGAAAATTTATGTGTGGGCTAATGATGGCGGAGACCGTGTTCAGATTGCCATTACATTAACTTGTCCAAAGGTGCAGATTGAAACAGGGGAAGTGTCTGCGATTTCTGATTCTGCATTTCCTACAACCACATCCGCGCAATCAATAGAGTTTACAGACCAGGAGAAGAAAAATCTGGAAGACCTTATGGCGCGGTTAAATTTATAAACTAGCTTCATAAGACCAAATTGATTTTTTATTAAAAATTATATATAATATATACATAAGATAAAGAAAGACAGAAACAGCAAAGAGAAAAAATTTTGTTTAGCCTTCCAAGCCTGAGATATTGGTTCGAGTCCAATACCCCGATTATATTCGGGGTTAGTATAAAGGATAGTACACAGTTAAAAAACTAAATTTACTGTCTTGAGAATCTTAATTGATTTTTATTTATAAATATTTTATAATATATTTGTAAATGAAATGGAAAAACTTTTAAAAATCATTCAAATCAATGGAGGTATTGCTTATGTTCTTAGTTCATTATGTAGACGATTTCAAAGTAAAACATCTGTGTGTAGCTAATGATATGTATGAGTTAAACTTTCTAAGAGAAAGATTTGGGGAGATTGATTATGAGGTGATTGAAAAGTGAGGTTTTCCAGAAAAATGTATAATATTTGATAATTTTTAAAAAATATTATATAATAAATATGTAATAAAAATAAATAAGAAAAGGAGAGGTAAGAAAGTATGATTAAAAACAAAGAAAGAATCAAATACACATTGGCTCATAGAAAAGCTTTCAGAAGAATCGAAAAAGAACTTCTTGGCTATAATACAGTAAGAAGTCTTTTTCATGACCTGGACAAAGTATTTTTGTATCCTTTCTTTGACTATAAGAAAGTACATAACTTTCATAGAAATCATGCTAAACATCATACTGTAAAAGCAAAAACACATAGTGATTTTGTACAGATGGTAATTGATTGGGAATGTGCAAGATACACAAAACCAGATAAACCATTAAATGCTAGACAGACTTTATATAAACTGTATCCACAGTTTGAAGATAAAATCTTACCAATCCTTGAAGAATTAGGATTATAGGGTGATGAATTATGAGTTTACCGCCATTTAGACCATCTATGGATAATACTTACAATGGTTATGGTTCTATTAGCGAGGAGCTATATAGAGAAAAGAAAAGAGAATTAGAACTTAATAAAGTTAAAAAGAAAATAGAAAGAAAAGAGAATAAGGAGAAAGAATCTATGGAAATGAAGAAAATGTTTGGAAATCTTGAGTTCGGACCGGTTAACAAATATCATCTGAGTCATCTGGGCATTGCACTGAAGAATGCAGCTGGAGACATCGTTTCCTATGATAAAAAGAAAAATGAGATTGTCAATGTTGACCTCATTGATTTTGATGCAAAAGGTATGATTTATGCTATGCCTTGTGCAATTAAAGATGTACATGTTGGTGATGTTATTCGCCATACAAATGGCAATGCAGTGTTTGTAACTTCTGTGGATAATGGTATTCATGTAGTAGACGTTGCCGCAGGTGAGAAGAAAGAAATTCTCCCAACAAAATCTATGTTCGGTTTTGATTTTGTGACAAAAATTGTTACACTGATTGATTTTTCCGGAGCAAATGCTTCTGCTGACCAGCCTTTTGGAAATCTGCTTCCACTGATGCTGCTTGGAGAAAATTCTGGTAGTATGAAAGATATGCTTCCGATGATGATGCTTATGGGTGGAATAAACGGTGCAGGTACGAATGCTTTTGGATTTGACATGAGTAATCCACTTATGATGATGGCTCTTATGGGAGGCAGCGAAGGCAATGATTTTTTTCCAATGATGATGATGATGGGGATGATGAATCAGACCCCAACGGTTGTAAATACGACTCCAGAAGTGTCTTCCCAGGAGTAGAATTTGGTAAATATATCAAATCTCTTGTAGACTATAACCTTATAACTTTATATGCTACTGAGGATTTTCAATTTGAGGAATATAGTAGAGGAGAGACTTATACAATTAAAAAGGGAGCACGTCTGAGGGTTAATGGACTTGAGGATTGGGGACATGAATATTACTGTGCTGATGTAGATGTAATCGAGATTCCAGGGGTAAGTAGACCTACAACTCTTCATGGACTTGTTGATTTGAACAAAGACTATTTCGATATTGAGGAGATTCTATAAATGAAACCTATTATTAGTCCAATTTGGTTCTACCTTGTTAGCTTGGCTAGCAAGGTAGGAGATTTCGCAATGGCTTTAATTCTTGGCGGAGTAATTTTAGTTGCTATTCTTTCAATTTTAATTGTTATTATAGAATCTGAAGGTGATTTTGGAAATGATGACGAGAAAAAAAGATGGTATGGCTATCTTAAAAAAAGTATTATTACTGTCATTGCCGCAGGAATTCTGTATTGCGCGGTTCCATCAGAAACAACTTGTTACAAGATGATGGCGGCTCAGGTTGTGACGCCAGATAATATTTCCACTGTTGGCAAGACAAGTGAAGATATTATCAATTATATTGTAGAAAGCGTTAAGGAAATTACTGATTCAAACGATGAAAAGTCTGAGTCAGATAAATAGAATTAACGATACTAAACGTCTAAGAGAATGAGAGCGTTTTAAAATAAATCCGACTCCTGAGGCTGGACGGGGGAGTAACCAAGCTAATACGTGCGGAGATTCGTATCGCGGCGCCCTGTGATTCACCCCCTTTGCGGCGAAATCCGCAAAAAGATACAACTACCCCACATAAGACCATTGGTTAGAGTCAGCTGGGGACTTGCGGGACTAGCTCAGTCAGGTTAGAGCGGCGGCCTTATAAGCCGTGTGTCCAGGGTTCGAATCCCTGGTCCCGCATTTTATAGTGATATGCTAGCTATAAATATAATAGGTGAATCCTATTCGATGGTTAAAAGAGCGTTAGTGACTTTGTTTGAAGGGTTGGAAAATGTAATGTTTTCTGTAAAGCAAGTAAATCCTGGTTTGGTTTGGAAGTGCATAAAGGAACAAAAAGGTAAGAGGATTATAATATGCCTACGAGTATGAACTTTATGTGCCAAGAGGTGAGATAAACTTCTAGGATGATAACCTGGCTGGCAACCGAATAATCATTAAGCCCAGGTGGCGGAAGTAGACGCGACAGAATCAGCAAAAAGTTTTGTAAATTACTTATACCGCAATTTAGCGACGTAAATCTGTTTCTATTATTAGAGTGAAGGTTCAAGTCCTTCTCTGGGCATTGGAGGTTGATGAATATGAAAGTTTTTAAAGTTATTTTTGACCTTGATGATGAAATGCTGAAAACATATGCTATGTGTAATTTTGTGCTTACTACAGATGCAGATAAAGCAGTTCAATTTGTAAAAGAAAAATATCCAAATTTTCATGGGTATTATACAAAAATTTTGGATGTATATGAGGTGACAGATGAAGGTATTCTTCGTCCATAAGGAATTTGATATATGGTAGTTATCCAATAATTTAATTTAAAAAGGAGATTACTATGTATAAAATTGAAATGCCTAAAGAAGAAATTTATTGCTTTAGTTTTAATAAACGTTATATGCACTTAACTATTAAGTGCATTGCTAAAAATGAAAAGCAGTTTATTGGATATTTAGCAAGAGGTTTCCGCAAAGATGTTTGGGGTTTTCTGGTTAATGACCGTATGAAAGACCAGTATTATGATGGTTATGGTCGTCAGATTGACCCGCATATTTATTACAATTCAGCACATCTGCTTTGGGTAGAAAAATATAAAAATTTTCCACCAGAAACTCCTGAGCAGAGATGGAAGAAATATAAAAAGAATAAAACTTATCGTGGTGAATTCCGCAGAGAACCAGTAGAAGGAATTAGAAAGAGACGTGGCGGTCCACATACACGTCCACGCAAAATTAAACAGGTTGCGGCGATGTATGATAATCCTGAATTTAAGGAATTTAACCGTGGAAGTAGAAATGATTACCCTGACGGTTGGTGGGATGACTGGTATCGTGTTAGAGAACGGAACTGGAAATCTCAAAGACGCCATCAATGGAAAGAAAAGTAGCCTTTATCCCTAATTGATTTTTTATAAAAATTATAATATAATATTTATAGAAAGTTAAGAGAGGAAGAAAAATAAAATGAGTGAATTAAGTAGTACAAAAGAAGAAATTTTATACACTCAAATTCTTCATTTAGAGAAAAAGGTGAGAATGCTGAGAGCCGCAGTTAAAGAGGCGGCGGATATATTTAGTACTAATCCTCCTGGAGATTTAGGGTTATATACTCCAGAAATGCTTAATACTTTAGTGGGAAGCACAGGGCATCCAGAAAAATGGGAACGTTATCTTATCGGTGTTGGTGTAAGAAAGGTTATGAAAGAAGATGGAGAGTATGAATCTTTGGATTGATGATGTGAGACCTGCTCCAGAAGGTTATATTTGGATTAAGACTGTAACTGCGGCGATTGTTGCTTGCGTTGAAGAAAGTTATCTTTCCGCTTCTGGTAAAATGTGTTTATATCTCGGTGACGTAAATCTTGACCATGATGCGGGAGATATGCGGTCTTTTGGAGGAGATTATATAAAGTTCTTAGAGTGGCTTGAAAGAAAACAACAGGCAGAAGGATGGAGAATTGATGCTAATTTTCATGTTCATTCTATGAATCCTGTTGGAAGAGAAAACATGATAAGAATTATTAAAAGAAATGGCTGGTCATTTTCTTAACATTGATTTTTTATAAAAAATAATATATAATAAATATACAAAATAAATAAAGACATTTAAACAGCAAATATTTTCTAACAAGAAAAAGGTTATCATTTTTGGTATGATGAACGTCGGTAGGTTTAGAGTAAAGAGTTTAGTAACCGTAAAAACAAAACCTTTACAAATGTCTTGTGTTTATGGAGAAAAGAAAATGAAAAATATTTTAAGTTATATTACTCCCATTACTGGTCAGGATATTCTTGATTGGTTAGATTATCAGGCAACACATGAAACTTCTCATAAAAAAGAATTTATTTTTTTAAAGAGATTTTCAAATGTTCGTCCAAATAGAAAGTATAGAATTGATTTTCGATATCCAAAATCGAATAAGTATTTCAGCAAGAAAAGAACAGTACCATTTATACTTAGAGTAAAAACTTAAATTGATTTTTTATTAAAATTAATGTATAATAAATATACAAAATAAATAAAAAGACACTTTTCAGCAAAACTTATTTAATAACTCTCAAAAAGTATATTGGTTATTTAAAAGTGTCTTGTAAATGGTGCGGGAAAGAGTAATGTTTCGAACCTTTGGTCAAAAGTTATGAATAATTCTCATATATTTTTGATATATAATATCAGATAAAATATGGGGGAAGAAATATGATTGGAATTTATAAAATTACAAATAATATTAATCATCATAGCTATATTGGACAAAGCAAAAACATTAAAAGACGTTGGAACAATGAAAAAAGTGCTTCAAGTGATGTAACTAGTAAAAGTTATAATTATCCATTAAGTAGAGCTTTTCGTAAATATGGTATACAAAATTTTACTTTTGAAGTTATTGAAGAATGTAGTACTGATGATTTAAATGAAAGAGAAAATTATTGGATTAATAAGTTAAAACCTGAATATAATCAAACTTCAGGAGGAGATTATCAAGTTCATGGAAAATTAACATATAATCAAGTTCAAGAAATTCAACAAATTTTAGTAAAAGATACTGAAAGTGTTGTTTCTCATAAAGAACTTGCATTAAAGTATAATGTTTCTCCTGATACAATTCAAAGTATTAATGCTGGAAGAACTTGGGTTAATTCTAATTTAACTTATCCTTTACATTTAACTAAATATGATAGTAGAAATAAAAAAATTTATTATTGTGTAGATTGTGGAAAAGAAGTTTATAAAAATAGTAAACGTTGTTTAGAATGCGAACAAAAACGTAGAAAAAATAATAGTCGTATTTCTATTATTTCAAGAGAAGAATTAAAAGAAAAAATTCGTAGTCAATCTTTTGTAAAAATAGGTGAAGAATTTGGTGTATCAGATAATGCAATAAGAAAATGGTGTGATTTTTATAATTTACCTAGGACAAAAAAAGAAATTAAGCAATATTCTGATGCTTCTTGGGTAGATATTTAATTTATAAAGCTGGCGGTAGGTCGGAATCTAACTGAGCCTCATAAGCTCGGTGAACGAGGTTCAACTCCTCGGCGTAGCAATTATGTGTCGTAGTAAGTTGAGTGCGCGCTTTAGATTACTTGGCACAGAATGTTTGGTCTATACATTTTATATGACCTGGCTTTGTAGTTGAAGAGGGAACTACACCTGAATGTAGGTAAATGTAGCTTTTTACTTGTACTTCTTTAGCTTGAGAAAAAGTGAGTATAGCTTCCACGTTGCAGGAAACTCATTGCTAAGTATGAGAGTGGCAGAGAGTGTGGTGTCTGTCATGTTTACGCCTTTGGTATAATGGTATTACAACCGGCTCCAACCCGGTTAATCAGGGTTCGACTCCTTGAGGGCGTGTTTTCAACTGGTATGCGTGGGTAGCGCCCAAGGCCCCGGTTGCGTTTTGACCATTTAGTGGGTGAAGTAAATGGCAGTCTAAAGTACACAGACTATATCTTTAAGTCGAGGGCATAAATCCTCACTTGGGATGAATGTAATGAAGGGTATGTTTCAGATACCTCGTAGCTGAAAAGTCTGACGTTACTGAACAAAACGAGAAAATTGTTCTATTACTTTGGTAGTTTGTAGAGATGGTAAACTACTTGGGGTGTTATTAAGGCTCCAGAAGCATCGTCTTCTGAAGGATAGCTGTCCAACTTAATATGTTTGCGGGAGTGTAGACGACTAAGGAGTTCGGCGAGACTGTAAATCTCGTGGCTTTGGCACCGAGTGGGTTCGATTCCCTCTACTCCCATTGGATACAATTTAAAAGGTAAGGAGTGATGTATTTTGGCTAATAGAGATAGAGCTTACTATCGCAGACAGCGAGCAAAGCATATCCGCAGAAAGAAAAGAATATGTCAGAAAGAATATGGTTGGGATTATTATGACCATGATGGATGTTATTCTAAAGGAAAGATTCATTGCTCTTGTCCTATGTGTTCCATTAAGAGCAAAAACCGCAAGAGTAGATATTATGCTAAAAGAAATTGGAAGCATTCTGATTTACTTAAAATCAATGAACTTGAAAACCAGGAGCAGGAATATGAGTTTGGAAGTGAGGAGATTGATTTTGATGATTTAGACCTTGTGGATGTCTATTTGGAAGGTATTCTTCTTAATAGTGAGTATCTAAATAATTTAATTGATAATATTTAAAAAATATTATATAATAAATATATAAATTAAAGACAGGAACTGCAAAATTTCAAATTATAATTACAGCGTAAAATAGGGGATTTTAAGTGCGAAATTAAAACCTGTCTTGTTAAGGGCTTGTAACATAGCGGCTAGTGTGCCGGACTGTCTCTCCGGAAGCCGGGGTTCAACTCCCCGCAGGCTCGTTTAACAGTATTCATACCCAATACCGGTTAGGATATGATAAAAGTATGTTTGCACGTCTTCCGCCAAATCTAATATTAATAAAGGAAGGCAATGTGGGGCATACAGACAGAAACTGGACTGTCATAGATTTTAGACAACATAAGATAGGTTGTCCTTATTTCTTACGAGAATAAGCGAGGTGCAATTCCTCAAAATCTATTGTGGCTGTGGCAGAAATGGCTATGCAGCGGATTGTGGTTCCGCCCTATGCGGGTTCAAGCCCCGTCGGTCACCCTTAGAGTCTTAAACGAAATTAATTTCGTCTGCCATGTATTTGGCTAGGCTCGCACCAAATGATGACAACATATGGTTCTTGCGGTTTCGTCATCCGCAATTTGCGCCAGTAGCACAGTGGCTAATGCACTTGACTTTTAATCAAGGTACCGCGGGTTCAAGTCCCGCCTGGTGCACTTAATTCAATAAAGTAGTTGTAGCGTGAAAGGTAAATTTAGGTTACAGGCAAAATGGAAAATAAATTTAACGTATGGGATAGGCACGGAATTTCCCGCCGAGTTATAATTACTTTATTGATTTTTTATTTTTAAAATGTTATAATAATTTTACAAAGTTAAGAAAGAGAGGAAAAATTATTGACCGATTTAGAGAATTTTGTAGAAGAGAATAACGATGAAGAAAAAGAAATCAAAAATGAGAAAGAGGTTGTTATTAGTGATAACAGTATAAAAATGTATATGAAAGAGGTAAGTAAATACCCTCTTTTAACCGAAGAAAGAGAGCTTGAATTAGCCAAAAGAGTCCAGGAAGGAGATATGGAAGCAAGAAATGAATTTGTAAATGCAAATTTACGTCTTGTAATTTCTGTGGCAAAGCATTATATTGGATGCGGCATTCCTTTTCTTGATTTAATTCAGGAAGGAAATGTTGGCTTAATGAAAGCTGTTGAAAAATTTGATTACACAAAAGGTTATCGTTTTTCAACATATGGAACTTGGTGGGTTAAACAGGCGATTACACGAGCTATTTCTGACCAGAGTAGAACAATTCGTATTCCCGCACATATTGTTGAATCCATTAGCAAAGTAAAGAAAACTGAGCGAGAATTATCTATGAAGCTTGGTAGAGACCCGAAACCTGCGGAAATCGCTAAAGAAATGGATATGAAAGTTTCTGAGGTTAGAGAGCTTTTGGAATATTCTGCGGATATTGGCAGTCTTGATATGTCTCTTGGAGATAGTGATGATGATGCAACAGTTGCTTCTCTTATTGAAGATACAACTTGTGTGAATCCGGCAACTGCTTATCTTGAAGTTGAAAGACAGAACATTATTGAGAAAATTCTTGATACACTTCCGGAGCGTGAGGGAGATATTCTTCGTTATCGTTTTGGATTAAAAACAGGTAAACCGCAGACTCTTGAAGAAGTTGGAAAGATTTATGATTTAACTAAAGAACGTATTCGACAGATTGAAGCAAAAGCATTGCAAAAACTTCGTCAGCCGACTCGTGCTAAAAAGTTAAAGGAAGTATTTGATTTTTAAATAAATTTATTGTATAATAAATTTAAGATTTGAAGAAAATAAGAATAGGGACAAAAATAGTGGGATAAGCAACCACATAAAAAACTTAGCTGTAACCCTAAAATCTTAAATTGATTTTTTATAAAAAATATTGTATAATAAATATGTAATAAAAATAAAGGTGCGTAACAGCAATATTTCGATAAATTCGATATTAAGAAAATGCTTTGATTGTAAATCAAATAATTTTAATAAAAATATGCACCTTGTTTATTGGGGTTTAGCTCAGTAGGTAGAGCAAGCGGCTGTGCGGAAGTAGTATAAGTAATACGCTTCATTTTGAAGAAATTTAAGTTCAAGTCTTATCTTCTGATTAACCGCTGTGTCGTGGGTTCGAGTCCCACATCCCCAGTTTAATATTTTAATTGATTTTTAAATTAAAATATTATATAATAATTATATAATATAAAGAGATACATACAGCAAATAATTTTGGATTTGACTTTTAATCAAACACCCAGAATGTATCTCGAAATGATTAGAGTCCTGGCTTGAAACCGTGTATGTCTGCCGCATGACTCAACAAAAACTGGAAACACGCGGGGATGGCACAGAAGCTTGTCTGTAAGAGAACGTTCTAGGTAAGTCTCATGCTTCAGAATATTGGGGTATCGCCAAGCGGTAAGGCACAGGACTTGGGAATGTCGTTTAAACGTAAGACCTAAGATGTGAGTTCAAGACTCTCCATTCTCTATGACTCCTGCATTACGCTGGTTCGAATCCAGCTACCCCAGTTCAAAGCCAAGTTTTGGAAATGGCTTGGTGTCTATGGCAGGACGGGATTTTCCCGAGGTTAAACTCGTAAAAATTTCCGAGGTTGATTTGTGCTATAGCCTCGTTAAACAACAGGAAGCATGAGTCCTTGTAAGCTAAGGGCACACCAGAGGTGGCTGTCACCTAAAGCTAGGTTGGCTTAATGTGCCATCATTAGGTTTAACCGCTTTTAATGAGGAGAAGAGATATGTATATTTGTCCAACTTGTAATAAAAAATTTGAAAAGGAAGAAATACTTCAAAAGCATTTTTTAAGTTGTTGGAAAGAACAGCATCCTTTTCATAAATCTAAATCTGCACCAAGAGGTAAAAACATTGAGATTAGACAGGTTAGTAGTGATATAGTAAATTTCTTTAATTCATTAAAGGAGAAATAAATGGCTGAAGTTTTAGTAAAGACACATCTTATAGTAACAGACATCCATGAGGAATATAGCATAAAGTGGTCAGGAAAAATTCTTGATGCTAAGCCCAAATTCAAAAATAATAAACCTATTTTTGTAATAGTTGCGGGCGGTGGACGCATGGAAGTAAATACTGTTGATATGAGTAGAGTTGAAAAATGTGCAAAATTACTTACTGCCCCAAAGGGTAGGCAAGCAATTACAACAGACAAAGCTTATATTTATATTTTAGAAGAAAATGATAATGAAATGTTATTAGGAACTTTAACTCATAATCATGTTAAGAGTTATGCTCCTATGTATGATAAAGTTGATTATGAATGATTAAGACTGGTGTTGGCGTAAAGTCATTGAGGGTTCGATTCCCTCATCTTAGAATCTGGATTATTGGTTATCCAAAGCCGCAATAGCTTCGATGAAAACGTCTAAAAAACCAATCGGCTGGCTTCAAGTCGTTAAATAAACGTGGTGACACGTATAAAGCATGAAAATGCCTCCTCCTAAAGAGGGGTAATGGAAAGCCAATACTTACTAACGTTCCAACCTAAAGTCTTGGGGCGTCCGCTGAGGACAATGGTTGGTCGGGTATCATGTGAAAGGTGCTATACATAAACTCAGAAATGGGTGGATAGTAAGGTTGTTGTATGGTGCGAGTTCCGCAAGAGCAAGTGCTATATTAATTAGTCATTTCTGACTTAAATCGAAAGATAGTTGGAATAGCCTAAAGTGAGTCGATAGCAAGACGAGCAGGGTTGCGATGAGTGGGCTGTACTCAAAAGGTATAGATGCTCAAATGTGTACCTCGTAATCCAAAAATATATGTACATGGATGCATTGGGGATTTGTTCGGAAAAGACCGATATTTTCTTCAATATTATATGAGAAGATAAAGATAAACATTTACTTATACAGCAAAAGTGTGCATGACTACATAGAGAAAAGCGACTTATTGTTCTGTAATATGGACACGCATTTAACTCGCAAGGTGAGATGTGAAAAAGTACGATTAAGTGCAACTCTAAGAGACCGCAATCTCTGAATCCCGCAAGGAAGAATGTGCCGAAAGGAAATTTATGATACTATGTAGTAAGAGTTTGCCAGGAGCCACTGAAACTGGTGTCGCTATTAGCTACGGATTAATCTTCCGTGTGATTACTTACTTCCAACGGTAAGCAAAGCTAATAAAAGTAGGTCAATAATCTCAGCCTAAAAGTTTTTATTAGGCGAGGAAACTCGCCTTAATTTTTGCTCGGGTCACCTAGCGGCGATGGTAGCAGATTTGTAATCTGCCGGAGAAATCCCTCGTGGGTTCGAATCCCACCCCGAGCTTTGAAAAACCTTTATTAAATGCGGTGAACGGTACTCGAACGAGGGTTTGAGGGACACAGAGGAAATGGTGCCTGCACTATAGCCTCCGGGGTAAAGGGATGAACCTAGGCATAACCGCACCCACACAATTCCACAGTTATGTCACTGCGGATAATAAATTAAATGAGTCGCCATGGTAGACGGCAAGTTCGCAATAGTCTACTCCAATAAAGAGTATGTGGTGTAATGGTAGCACGCGGGCTTTGGAAAGCAAATCTATTAAAATGAATAGCGAATTATGAATTATACGCAATCTATTGGAAATATTGTAGAATTGCAATGTATTTCAAAATTTATTGAATTGGGATATGAAGTTTCTATTCCTTATGGTAATGGAGCTAAATATGATTTTGTTGCTGATGTAAATGGAGAATTTTTACGAATACAATGTAAATCATGCTCTAATCCAAAATCAAAAGGAGCTGCGGGTGGTTATGATACATCTGCAATTCAGATAACAACTATGTCTCAAACAACAAACACTCAAAAAACAGTAAGACATCTTTATACCAAAGAACAAATTGATTATTTTGCTACTTATTATAAAGGTCAGGTTTATTTAATACCTGTTGAGGAGTGTTCAACAAGTAAAACATTACGTTTTAGTCCTCCTCAGAATGGTAATAATAATTATAATAAAGCTGAAGATTATGAAATTGAAAAAATAATTAATTATTCTGATGAGCTAATATTTTCAAAAGAAAATTTTGAAAAAAGAACTGCACCGAAAGAAGAAAAAATTTATTATTGTTCTTCTTGCGGTAAGCAAATTAGTTCATGTTCTAAATCTGGATTATGTTTAGAATGTTATACAAAAACAACTCGTTCTGTTGAAAGACCTAATAGAGAGGAGTTGAAAGATTTGATTAGAAATGAATCTTTTTTAAGTATAGGAGAAAAATACGGTGTATCTGATAATGCTATTAGAAAATGGTGTAAAGCAGAAAATTTACCTAGTAAAAAAACAGAAATAAAGATGTATACTGATGAAGAATGGAGTAAAATTTAATAGACATTGTTCTCTGGAGCTCGAGGCGGCGTTCAAATCGCACATATTCTAGTCTGTTAGTATTTAAAAGGTAGGCTTAAAAGCAGCCATCCTTTAAAGAGTAGGGCTTTAAATCCGAAAGTATGAAAAACTTCTTTTGAAGATAAAAGAGTAAAAGGATGGGATGTAAAGAGTTAAAATGCGTCACCCCGTAATTGGTAAGGACAATTTCCCTTTTGGCGTAACAGCACATTAAATACTAAACATTATCGCGTGCACAGCTATTTCTGCTTCTAAATTAAGACTAGCTTTTGGATGAGGTGAATAGGTAGGGCTGTTGAGACAGGGCTGGATAGTAAATTTTAAGTATGGTTATTGCTTGAAGTGTTAGCTGGTGGCTAGTTAAGATTAACATGATAGAATGGCAAACCTGAAAGAATGAGGATAAGGCTATTAGGAAAGTGCAAATCTTTCTCACGCGACTTAAATATGCTCTAGTGGTGAAACTGGTAAACACACAGCATTTAAGCTGCTGCGAGGTTAGTCTCTTGTGGGTTCGAGTCCCACCTAGAGTATTTGTGGGTTTGATTTTTGGGCTAGGGTATCCGAGTAGGCACAGGAGACTGGCTTAGAACCAGTTGGCTAGTAATAGCTTGGGAGTTCGAATCTCCTCTCTAGCACTTAGGTACAGGTTGCAATATGATGGTAAGCAGTTCAGGAGCCTAAACGGTGCTATCCATTAGGTTAATAACCTTATTATAATTGTAAGTCTGAGTAGTGGTTAATTGAAAGGAAACTACATTATAATAAAATAATTTATGCCAACATGTCGGAACTGGTAGACGAAACTGGCTCAAACCCAGTGGCTAATAAGCGTGAGAGTTCAAGTCTCTCTGTTGGTATTTGGTGCCGCAGTCACTTAATCCAGATTGAATCTGATGGGTGTTACGAAACGGTTAAATGGACTTTGAGAAACAGCCAAAACCGCCCTAAGGAGTAGGCGGTATAAAACGAATTAAACCATCTTCCAAGAGCCCTGGCTATGAAATGAGTACCGCTACTTGGTCGAGACCTAAGCCCCATGGTACTAGTGGAGCATGCGTGAATATCAGACCTTGCGCGAAACCGCAAGTTAGGGTTAAAAAGTACCTGAAACGCTAGGCAGTCTGAAAAGACTAAATAAAAGTTCCTAATTGATTTTTTAATAAATATATATTATAATATATTTACAAAGTTAAGAAAGGAATAAAAAAATATGTTTGATGATTTTGATTTAGGTCCACAGTGTGAGGAGTTTTATAACGAATTAGAAATTCCAGACAATATTGATGATGATGAATATTGGGATTCATTAGATACTATGTTAAGTTTTGATGTAGGAGAATAATTATGAAAAAGAAAACTGTAGATTTAAACCCTTTTAAAATGACTAAAGAGGAATTAGCTATTTGGTTAGCTTTAAGAGGTAAAGGTCATTCAATCGACTCAAAGAAAAATTACAATCGTAAACAAAAACATAAAAAGGATTTACGATATGTAGATTAGCTGTGCGGCCCCGTGGTCTAAAGGTCAGGATGCCACCCTTTCAAGGTGGCGATGCTTAGGGTTCAAGTCCCGCCGGGGTCATTTCTTCAAAATAAATTAGATGAAGAGGTTAAGCAATTTACCATAAAATTGTTAGAACTTTAAATAGAAAATTTACAAGGTTCGATTCCTTGCTCAACGTAAAGCCAGTTCGGTAGTTGAGGATGGACTAGATTGAAGAAATTATTTTCACATGGATTGCGGTGTTTTTGCCGAAGTACCAAAAGAATGGTGAATAAAGTTCGAGGAATTTGCGGCAACAAATTCCTTTAAGGCTCTATCGACAAGTGGTTAAGTCGGCTCCCTCTCAAGGAGCAGTCGGTTTGGGTTCAATTCCCCCTAGAGTCATTTAAGTAGTTAATAGCACATGAGAGATATGAAAACGGAAGTTAATCACAGAATGTATCTGGTGTAGTAACCGTTTACTAAGTCCGGATAAGTTATGCGTAGTGAAACGTTGTGTGGTTTCACCTGCTTAATTAATAAGGCATAAACTGCAATGGTTAAAATCTAAAAAGCAGGCTGTCGTGAGTTCGAGCCTCATCTTAGCATGAATTTGCTGAGTAGCTCAGTTGGGAGAGCACCTGTAAGATAAATAATATGCCTTGATAAATCCCATTCGCCAAATGGAAAAGGCAACGAATTTCTAATTCGTAGATTATAGGTTCGAGTCCTATATGGGATGTTTTGAGATACATACAGCAATTTCTCTTTCTTAATTTTTTATTGGTCGAGAAAAGATATGAGTTCGAGTCTCATTGCGCTTTAGGGGGCGTATGGTGCAACGGTAGCATTCAAAAAGAAGTATCTCGTAATTATCCCTATATTTTAGCTGGCGGTAGGTCGGAATCTAACTGAGCCTCATAAGCTCGGTGAACGAGGTTCAACTCCTCGGCGTAGCAATTAAAACTGAAACGGGTCAGGTCCAATCGCCCGATTAAGTTGTTCTAAGGAAGTGAGGTTGGTTTCTAAATTTTAATTTAGAGTAAAATTCCTCCGAACTATAAATATAAGTTTGAAACAAAACTTTGACTTAATCTTTAGTTTGAAAAGAAACCCAAACAGGAGAACCGCATATACAAATAAAGCCTGTGCGGCTGGGTGAGACTATCCTTTTTCTATATACGAAAGCATATAGAAACAAAAGAATTTTCAAATAGCTTCTTTTACTTCTAGTTTTCTTGACGTCAGAAAATTGTTTTTCTTGCTATTTGTTATAATTTTAAATTCGTCTCGTTAGTGTAATGGATAACACATAGCTCTACGGAAGCTAAAATGATTGGGTTCGACTCCCTCACGAGATGTTAAATGATTTTTAAAGGTTTCTACCGCATTAAACGAAAGGGTAGTATAATAAAGCGTAAGAATTGTCCCTTTAATAAATTAAAAAGGAGTTTTATTATGAAACTTACAAAAATTACACAAGTAAAAGAGTTCTTAGCAGTGGCTGATAGCTGTGAGGGAGATGTTTGGTTAGTATCTTTAGAGGGCGATAAATATAATTTAAAATCAACTCTTACACAGTATGTAGCTATGGGAGCCTTGCTCGGAGAAAAAGGCGATGAACTTGAGTTATTCTGCAACTTACCAACAGATGAAACAAAATTTTTGGAGTGGTTTAATAAAAACCCTGAAGTTCTTCATCCTTAATGAAGAACTTCACAAAAAGAATTTAGGGAGTTACGCTAGTGGTTAAACTTTCGGTCTGATATGCCGAACTCCTGGGTTCAAATCCCAGACTCCCTACTTAAAAACCAAAAGTAATAAAGGAGAAGATTATAATGAATATTGTTCAATCTGGTTCACGCTTACAGGTTTATGGTGAAGATGTTCAGACATTCAAAGAAATTCCAGTAGGTTCATATGACGTTTGTTTTAACAAAATGACTGGTTTTTTCTTGAGCACCCGCAATGACTTGGAAGCAAACGAAGATAAGATTTATGGTAATCATCTTGAAAAAGTTCACAAAGTATTGACCTCTTTTGGTCTCTCACAGCGAAATTTTGGTGTTATGCTTAGTGGACAAAAAGGAATTGGTAAATCATTATTTGCGCGAATCCTTGCTGAAGAAAGCATTAAGGCTGGACTTCCGGTGATTACAGTTACAATCGCAGTTCCAGGAATTGCTGATTTTCTTGCTTCTATTGAGCAGGAAGTTGTAGTTATCTTCGATGAGTTTGAAAAAGTTTTTGCTTGTAGTGATGATTATGACCCGCAGACAGAGTTACTTTCACTTTTCGATGGAACTGATGGCGGTAAAAAACTTTTTGTAATTACTTGCAATGAGGTTAATAAGTTAAGTGACTTCCTTGTTAATAGACCAGGACGTTTTCATTATCACTTTACTATTAAAAATCCAACTCCAGATGAAGTTAAAGAATATATGATTGATAAATTGCATCCGCAGTATTATGAAGTTATTGATAAAGTTGTTAGTCTCGCGCAGGCAATTAATATTACTTATGATTATTTGCGAGCAATAGCCTTTGAAATTAATCAGGGCTATTCAATCGAGGAAACTTTAAATGACTTAAATATTGTAAAAACAGATACAATTCGTTTTGATGCTTACTTTACTTTCTCTAATGGACTTGTTTATACAGCTTTTTCCAAAGAGCTTGACTTGTTTAATCATGAGGAAGTTAGCTGGAGACTTTACGGTGCTCCTAGTGGAAGAGGTAATCGTGATGGTGCTTTTTCTCCTGCGGTTAGTATCTGGTTTAAACCATCAGACATTGAAATGAAAGATGGACGTTTAGTTCTTTCACCAGAAAATGTAGCTTTTCGTTTCGATACAGATTACTATGATGATGATGATGAAAGAATTAAAGCACAGCTTGATAAATTTAGAAATGCTACTATTGAAAGAGTAGTATTTCAGAAAATTGACACATCTCTTGATAGATTTGTTGTTTAATAAATAAAATAATAAGACCCGTACTGCAATTTTCATTAAAGGTAGATGAAAATGGTATCAGTTACATAACTGAAACAATTACTCGTTTGAAAGTTAAATTTGTAATGCAGTAAACAAGGATTTAGCTTGAGAGTTTATATTGATTAGACTGCCGGGTCTTGAATTTTCTCTTTTTCTTTTCTATTTTTATAAACGTGGTAATAAAGGCTCATACAGCAATTTTAACTTAACAGTTAATATCATCGGTTCGAGTCCGATACAACGAGCATTTCGTAGTTTGCTTAGATGGTAAAGCATAATTGTATTTTGAGCCTTGTATGCGGGTAGGTATGCAAGTGGTTAAAGTAGGCGGGCTGTAAACCCGTTGACTTATGTCTTCGTGAGTTCGAATCTCACCCTGCCCATTAAGAAAGGTCTTGCGATTAAGATTACAGTAGAAGGGTTGACGCCGATGGCAGGTGGGCATTATAAGTGTAAAGCAACGAAAGTTAGCGTTTACAAAGTAGGTTGTTCCTTCTTCCAATGCTTGATTGCAGGGCTTTTCATTTGATAAAAAATCTTATATCTGCTTGGGCGGCAAGCGACTGCAAGTCTCCGCAAACCTGAAACAAAAACGGCTCTTACTATTTTTCTGGGTAAATTGACTAAATTTTAAATTTTTAGTATAATAAACGGACACTTAAAAATATAACAGATTCATGTTATAAAATATTAGAGATAAATCTAGCGGATGATTCTTATAAAATAATTAAAGCTATTGATGGAGAAGAATCAGAATATTATAGTCTGACTCGCTGGGTAATGGAATATGCGATTAATGATGACATTTATCCAGAAGATAGAATTAATTTTATTAAGTTTATGAATATTCATACTCTTAAAAAATTTTTTGATAAGAACGATAGACCGCAAAGAATCTATTATCGCAGAAAAATAAATTCTGAATGGACATGGGTTTGTCTAGAAATTACAAAAGACTTTGAATATTCTCCTGAAAATTCTATTGCGTTTCTTACTTTGAGAGATGTAAATGATGATTATATTAGAAGTATGCTTAAATTCAAAGACAAAGAAACTAAAGATGAATATGATGTTGAAACTAAATTTCAAAATTCATTAAGATACAAAGTAAAAATAAATTCTTTAATGAGAAATTTTCCATGTTCTGTTGGTTTAATTTCTTTAGACGTTGAAGATTTAGAAAATACTGAGGAATTTATTAGAATACTTAAATTATTATTTAAGTTTGAGCAAATTTATCATATTGATAAATCTAAATTTTCTATTATAATAGAAGATGTAGATAGTGAAGAATTTCAACTTAAATTATTACAAACATATGGTTTATTTTATGGAAGCAAATTAAGAGATTATATCAAGATTACTTCTGGATGGACTGATGAAGAAGAAAAAGGAATAACTGATATTTTACGAATAATAGAGAATAAAACATATCGTATTAAACTAGGCAATAAAAATATTTATTGATTTTTAAATAAAAAAATTATATAATATATATATAAATTAAAGATAAGGAGAAGAAAATATGAGTTTTCCAAAAAGTAAGTACAAAATTTTTAAAGGTAAAGATAATAAGGTAATTGCGGTTTCTACTTATGCCGGAAAAACTGTTAAGGGTGTGTCGAAGTGTGACCCGAGAGATTCATTCGACCAGACGTTTGGTGAAGATTTGGCTATTGCTCGTTGTTCACATAAGATTGCAAAGAAAAGAGCTAAAAGAGCTAAAGCAGAACAGATGAAAGCTGTAAGAGCAGTAGATGCAGCAATGAGAAAAATGCAGAAGATGAATAAGTATGTCATGGATGCGGAGAGTGAGGTTCGTGCAACCGCAGATGTCATTGACGATCTTATGAAAAATGCGTAAATAAATTGGGGAAGAAATTCCCCTTTATGGCGGGGTCGCATAGCCTGGTTGAGTGCAGAGGTCTTGAAAACCTCCGACCGTGATGAGCGGTCCGTGGGTTCGAATCCCACCTCCGCCGCTAAAGATACATACAGCAAATTATACAAGTTGTCAAGTGGTTAAGACATTAGACTAAAAATCTGAGAACATGGGCTCAAATCCCATCTTGTGTGTAAATGTATCTTGAATATGGAGCGTTGGCAGAGTTGGCTAATTGCACTCGATTGCTAATCGAGCGTCGCCTCAAGCGGCACAGAGGTTCGAATCCTCTACGCTCCGTTTGATTTTTAAAATTAAATATGATATACTTTATATAAGTAAAGACTCATAGACAGCAGAATTTTACTAATATATTACTTTTACAATTTTTAACTTCTCTTTTCTTTTGGTTTTTATTATAAATTTTCCTGACATGAGTCTTGTTAGTGGGTATAGTTCAATGGTAGAATACTAGTCTTCCACACTAGGTATGCGGGTCCAATTCCCGTTACCCACTCTAAGAGCCGCACAGCAAACCAAATTTAATTCTTGTAGAATTATAATAATAGGTATGTATAAAGCGAATTATACAATTAAAAGTTTATTCACTAAATTTTTCAGCTTAGGCTCTTGTAAATTATAAGCTGTTTATTTTGCAGTGAATAACATAAAGCTCCTTTCCATTAATTTGGCTAGGAGTTTTTTATTTTTGATTTTTTGTTAAAATTATTATATAATATTTATGTAATAAAAATTTAACAATTAAGAAAGGACAAGGTGATAATTATGTAATACTTTTGTAATAAAAAGGAGGTATTATATGAGTCATTCTTGGAAGAAATATCCAAAAGTAATTCAAGAAAAGAAAGATTGTCGTTATCTCAACCGGCGACTGAGGCACGATAAGCTTGCCGAGTTTCCAAAAGGAGGCTCATACCGTAAGATGCCAAATGGCGGATATGGTTGGTCCTACATGTGGACTCGAGAACAAGCCATTCACAAATATCAGTATGAATGCAGTGATTGGATAAAGAGAACTTTCCCTACATTGGAACTTTGGCTAGAGTATTGGGAAAAATGTACTATTAGAAAATAGTTTCTCTAACTTGTTCTTGTATAGGTTTTGTCAAAAACATTAAGAAGAAAGGGTAAAAGAAACATGAAAAGAAAGATTATAAGTTTAATACTAATGGGAGGTCTTATGTTATCTCCATTAACAGTTTATGCAGCTCAACCAGGAGACATGATTGTTTCCTATTGTGAAAATTATGTAGCGATGCGTGCAGAGCCATCTACAGATGCCCAGGTAATTGGACATTTAGCTAACCTTAGCGCGGCAACAGTCATCGGCGCGCAAGATGGCTGGTATCAGGTTACTTCTGGTGGATTAACTGGCTGGGTATCTTGCGATTATTTCCTTGAAGGGGATGAGGCTATTGCAGCCGCAGATTCAGTTGCTTATCAAATAGCTGTACCAAATGTAGATGCTGTTAATGTAAGAGCTAACATGGACGAAAATTCAGATATAGTAGGAGTTGGTAATTCTGCTAATCAATTAGTTGTTACAAATTATGATGGTGGTGCTTGGGTAGGAGTAAATGCAGCTAATGGTGGTTCTGGTTATGTAAATGCTGATTATGTTACACTACAGAATGTATATCCAGAAGCAACAGCAGAACCTGTTTCAACTCCAGTAGTAGAAGAAACTACACCAAGCTATGATGAAAATGCGGATGAGGGCGTTGGCGCAGATTATGCTGAGACAGAAGCTCCAGTAGAGCAAGAAATTCCGCAGGAAGAATATACAGAAGATGTTCCACAAGAAGAAGTTGAAGATACTTCATCTAATGGAGATTACCTTGGAACATACACTTTAACAGCTTATTGCGGTTGTGAAGTATGTAATGGCGGAAATGCTGGCATTACAGCAATGGGTGTTGAGCCTAGCGAGGGATGGACTGTAGCTTGTAATTCTTTACCTCTTGGAACTCAGATTTCTATTAATGGAAATATTTATGAGGTTCAGGATACAGGTAATATGGATGATGGAACTATTGACATCTTTATGAATTCACATGAGGAAGCATTAAATTTTGGTGTTCAGAATGCTGATGTTTATGTAATAAGTTATGGCTCTGGAGAAACTGTAGCTACTCAAAATGAAGATTATGATGAGGGTGAAGCCACGGTCGCTTATTCAGAAGATGAAAGCGAAGCTGTAGATACTAGCTATGAAGAATCAGAAACTCAGGTAGACATAGGCGATGGTTATATCTATGACACTGAATCGGATACAGTTACAGATACTAATACAGGTGAGGTTTACAGCGGAGATGCAGACATTGTAGCTTATGCTCGTCAGTTTGTTGGCAAAACCCCATATGCTTGGGGAGGCAATTCATATGAAACTGGTATGGATTGCAGTCACTTTGTATGGAATGTATTAAAAGATACTGGTGCATATGATGGTGATTATGTAACTTCTGATGGTTTCCTCGGACTTGGAGAAGAAGTAGATGGACTTGAAAACGCTCAGGCAGGTGATGTAATTATTTACAATGGTCATGTAGCTATTTATGATGGCGAGGGCGGTATTATTGAAGCCAAAGGCGCAGCATATGGAACTACAAACGACCGTGCCGCAGATTCGAGTGAAATTCTTGGAATTAGACGTTTTAATTAAGGAGAATAAAATATGAAATCTATGAGAGAATATGCTTATGAATATGAAATGAAACACAAAAATAAAGGAATGGTAGTTACTTTAGAAGATTATAGATTTTTATTTGCAGAAAAAGCAGATAAAAATGGTAAATCAAATTCATATTGGGTAATGCTCTCTTGGTTTTTGGATTTATAAAAATTTTTAAAGGGAGATTAATTTCTCCCTTTGATTTTTTATAAAAAATAATATATAATATATATACAAAGTTAAGAAAGAAAAGAAAATATGACCCGGTAGGCTAGTGGTAAACCTGGAGTCTGCAACACTCTTATCCTGAGTCCGATTCTCAGCTGGGTCTTTGATTTTTATAAAAAATTATTTTATAATAATTAAAGAAAATAAAAAATATTCTCTTGTCCAAGAGAAGTCTAAGAGAAAAAGGAGAAAATTATATGAGTAAATTTATGGAAGCAATGAAAGATTCTACAAACTTTACACTTACAGAAAATGGTGCAACTACGCACAAATCTACTAGGAGTGACCTTCTGGATATGTTTGCAATGGGTGCGGCAATGCGTAATCGCTCAGATGAAGATGTTATTCTTATGTGGCGTAAAGCGTTTGCAGAAAATCCACTTTATGCACTGAAGTGTCTGTTTTATATTAGAGATGTACGTGGCGGTCAGGGTGAGCGTAGATTTTTCAGAGTGTGTATGAAAGACCTTGCAACCTATGATACAGAAGCAGCTCGTCGTAATCTTGTTCATATCAGTGAATATGGTAGATGGGATGATTTATACACGTTCGTAGGAACACCACTTGAAAGTGATGCTTTACAGGTAATCAAAGACCAGCTTGAGCTGGATGTTGTTTGTAAAACTCCATCTCTGCTTGCAAAATGGCTGAAATCTGAGAATACCTCTTCTGCTGAATCCCGCAGATTAGGTAATATTACTCGTCAGTTCCTTGGAATGACTCATAAGCAGTATAGAAAAACTCTTTCTGTACTGAGAACCCGCATTAACGTGCTTGAGAAACTTATGAGCGAGAACAGATGGTCAGAAATCGAATATGACAAAATTCCGTCTAAAGCTGGCTTAAAGTATAAAAATGCCTTTGCCCGCAGAGACATTGAACGCGCTAAAGCCGGAGTACAGACCTATGAAGAGTTTGCAAAAGATGAAACAAAGACTGTAAATGCAGGTACATTATATCCGTATGAAGTAGTTGATAAAGCTACTAAAGTTTGGACACGTAGAGGCTGGTATGACTATATTCTGCCACCAATGGATGATACCAATAGACTTATGGTAAATAAGTATTGGGATAATCTTACAGATTATTTCAATGGAGCTACATTTAATGGCATTGCAGTTGTTGATACTTCTGGTTCTATGACTGGAAATTCTGCATCTTGTCCAATTAATATTGCTATCTCTCTTGGTATGTACTGCGCGGAAAGGGCAAAAGGTCCGTTTGCTGGACACTATATCTCTTTTGCTTCCAGACCACAGCTTATTGCGGTTGAGGGTGTAGATTTTTGCGATAAAGTTAAGAGAATTTATCAGACTAATCTGTGTCATAATACTAACCTTGAAGCAGTTTTTGACCTGATTCTTGATAACGCAATCAGCTATCATATGTCTCAGGATGACCTGCCGCAGAATGTTATCATTATTTCTGATATGGAGTTCGACGCCGCCTGTGGGTTTGGTTATTGGGGAAGTAACCGAGGCAAAGATAAACTGACTCTGATGGAAGGAATTGGAAAGAAATTCGAGGCTGCTGGCTACAACCTGCCGCACCTTATCTTCTGGAATGTGGACGCTCGGCAGAATAACATCCCGATGTTAGGAAACGGTCCAATTTCTTATGTATCTGGTATGAGTCCAGCTATCTTTGAGACTATTATGTCTGGTAAAACGGGCTACAACCTGATGATGGAGAAGCTGGATAGCGAGAGATATAAGGCAATTTGCTAAATACCTAGGGGCAAATTTAATAAAAAAGATTTGCCCCAGTTTTAAATATAATGAAAATAAAAGAAAGGTGGTATATTAAGTTATGCTTAGTATTACAAGTTTTTATTCAAACATTGAAGGAACAATTTCTGTAGAAGATGAAGTAGTAGCAAATATTTCCGCAAATATGAGCACAGACGGAAATGTTAGCATTTCTAAAACTATCGTCAATAAAGACAAATATCAGGAGAATATTGCAACATGCATCTCTGATACAAAAGAGTTCGAGGAGAAAGTTCTTTCCGGCAACGTAAACGGTTAATAAACCATATTTGAAGCCCTAGTGATTTTTGTCACTAGGGCTTTTTTTAATATAATTTAATAGGAGGTAAATATATGATAGGAATTATATCCCAAAATGGAAATACTCAGTATGGTATCTCTGATTTTGTTGTGGATAGTGTTAAAGACCTAGATGAATTAACCAATAAAAATCTTAAAATGGGTTCAACAGCCTTTTGTATTGGTAATAATTCTAAGTATATTCTTAACGGTGAAAATAAATGGAAAATTCAAAGTTCTAATTCTAGTTCTGGCGCAGTTTCAGCTGAAGATATAGCGCAAGCAGTTCAAGATTATTTTGCCACAAATCCAGAAGCTATAGTTACTGATGAAGAGTTAAAAACTCAATTAGAAGCTTATACAGAAACAAATAAATTAGCAGACTGGATTAAGAAAAATATTACTATTCCAGAAGCATATGATGATTCTACTCTCTTAAATAGAGTAAATAAAATTATATCTTATGATAAGAATGTAATGGAGACAGATTTAAAAACAGATAAATTTGTCATAAACAATATGACTCCATATTATGATGAAAAAATGAATATTTTCTTTGCTTTAGGACATCCAATAGTAATTGACAAAGATGCGTCAGGCGATAAGGCTATTAAAATTAGCTGGATTGGCGGAGAAAAAGTATTTGAAGATGGAAGTAAAATAAATGTCTTAGGTGGTGGAGATTCTATTTCTGTACCATTACATTTTCCGCATACTAAAATTACTATGAATAGTGGTTATATTCACAATATAATGGGTGGCAATAATGCTGGTGGAACAGTAGATACTACAGAAATTATAATTAATGGTGGTATAATTAATGATATAGATGGCGCAGGTGCCGCTTGGTCAGACTACTATCAAAGAATGTATCCAAATACAGTATATAATGTTAAAATCATTATAAATGATGGTATAGTTAAAACTAATTTATATTGCGGCGGTTGTGGAGCAGATTCAAATGTAGAAACTAAAGCAGAATTAATAATTAATGATGGAACATTTAATTATGTTACTACTGCCGGTTCTAATGGTAATACTAATGCTGCTTCAATAAAAGTCAACGGGGGAAATATTCAGATTCTACAAGCTACTAACAGAGGAACTGTTGGAGACGTAGAATATGATATTACTGGTGGAACTATTGAAAAAGCTTATCTAGGTGGAGAAACTGCTTCTGACGTAAGTGGTACTCTTAATTCTATTAAATGCAATATTAGTGGAGGAACTATTACTAATCTTTATTTTGGTACAGATGGTTCTACTGCTAAAGATAATACGCATGAATATGTTGAAAGAAAAATAAATGCTTCTAAAATATCTGGAACTTATGTAGATAATGTAATTAAAACCGCAGAAGATGGTGTGCTAAAAGCTTTGACTAAAAAATAATTTCTTGGGGAGACCTTTCATAAGGTTTCCCCTTATTTTTATTTCATTGATTTTTTAAATTTTTTATAATATAATAAATATATAAATTAAAGAAAGCAAAAAGAAAGGGAAAAATCAATGGAAAATTCAATTCAGAAAGATTTAGTATTAAGTATCAACGAGTATAGTTATGTCCTCGACGAGACGAAAGGTCATGTGTCTTGTCTAGTTGGACCGACAAAAATGTCTCTGTCTCAGTCTGATAAACTGGTACGTTTTAATTCAAAAACAAAAAGTTTTGAGCAGTGTAGTTATGATGAAGCAAAATCTCTTTTCACAACAGCACCGGAAAACTGGTATGTTATTCTGAAGAATCCAGTAGAGGGAAACAAGCATCCGCAGACTGGTACATCAAATACTTTACCAGATAATATTCATATTGGTGAGAAAATCAATGTGCGCGGTCCAGTAAGTTTTGCTCTTTATCCAGGACAGATGGCGAAGGTAGTTAAAGGTCATGCACTTCGTTCTAATCAGTATCTTCTGGCAAGAGTCTATGAAGCGGATGCCGCAAACTCTAATCAGGGTGAAGTTATTGATTCTGAAGGTAATAAAATTGCAGGTACAACTACAAATTGTGTGAATGGTCAGCTTCTGGTTATCAAAGGAACTGAGATTTCATTTTATATTCCACCAACAGGTATTGAAGTAATTCCTGTAAATAATCGTGGAGATTATGTGCGTGAAGCAGTTACACTTGAGCGTCTTGAGTATTGTATTCTCAAAGACGAGAATGGAAATAAACGTTATGTTCATGGTCCAGAAGTAGTATTCCCAGAGCCAACAGAGCAGTTTGTTACATCTCCAAAAGGTGGTTACATTTTCAAAGCTATTGAGCTGAGTAAAATCAGTGGTGTTTATGTAAAAGTAATCGCAGAGTATAAAGATGAAGATGGTACAGTTCATCCAGTAGGTGAAGAGCTGTTTATTACAGGCGACCAGCAGATGATTTACTATCCACGTCCAGAACATGCAATTATTTCTTATGATAATAAGATTATGCATCACGCTATCGCAATTCCTGCGGGTGAGGGACGCTATGTGATGAATCGTCTTACAGGTGAGATTACTACAGTTAAAGGTCCGGCTATGTTCCTTCCAGACCCAAGAACTCAGGTAATTGTTAAACGTAAATTGACAGAAAAAGAGTGTAATTTACTGTACCCTGGTAATATTAAAGCTCTTGAGTACAATGTGGGCTTAACAGAAAAATCTGTTGAAAAAAGTATGCGGACAGCCGCAAATATGGATAATCTGGCTTATTGCTGTTCAGTATCTAATGCAGTTGATTCCAATTATACTAGCTTAGCTTCTCTTGAAGCAAAAGCAAGCATTTCTAGAGGAACTTCTTATACAAAACCGAGAACAATTACTCTCGATAATAAATTCGATGGTGTTGTTTCTGTTGACGTATGGACTGGATATGCAGTTAATGTAGTATCTAAGAATGGAACTCGTAAAGTTGTTTGCGGTCCTAGTACAATTCTTCTGGATTACGACCAGACACTTGCAGAGCTTCAGATGAGTACCGGAAAACCAAAAACTACAGACCATCTGCTGAGTACAGTATTTTTAAGACATGAAAATAATAAGATTTCTGATATTGTTAATATTGAAACTTCTGATTTTGTAAGAGCATCTGTTAAGATTTCTTACTGTGTAAATTTCGACATTGCAATGAAAGATAAATGGTTCAGCGTTGAAAACTATGTTAAGTATCTTTGCGATAAAGAGCGTTCTCTTATCAAGAGAGAGGCTAAGAAGTACACTATCGAGGAGTTCTGGAAGAACTATTCTGATATTGTAAGAAATGTAGCGATTGCGGCTCCAGCAGATGATGCAGATAAAAGCACTAGTGAGAATGCTAAACCATGGAGAGGTAGAGAATTTACAGAGAATGGAATGTATGTATATGACGCAGAAATTCTTTCAATTTCTGTTGAGGATGACATTGCAGAGCTGTTAAATGAATCCCAGTATGATAATATTAGACAGGCTCTTGAGCTTGCTGATATTGAGAAACACGCGGAAATCGCTAAGAGAAAACTTGAAGCTGAATCTGAAGAGCAGCAGATTAAAGCTGAGAAGGATGCTCTGAAACAGAAACTTGATAAAGAGCGTGCTCTTAATCAGTTAGCAGCTCAGGCAGAAATAAATCGTAAAGCTGAGGTAGAGAAAGCTGCGGCTAGACAGGCAGAGCTTGATTTACAGGATGTACTGAATACTATTAATGATGAAAAGATTAAGAGAGAGAAAGCTGAAGAGGATATGAAAGCCGCAGTGGAAGCTAAGAAGATTGAGCTGGAGCAGGCTCGTCAGGAAGCTTATGCTAAAGCAATCGTTGATGTATTAAGTGCAATTCAGCCAGGTCTTATCGAATCTATGAATTCACAGTCTAATGCAGAACTGATGCGTAGCGTTGCAGAAGGATTCGCTCCATATGCTATTGCTCGTCATGAAAGCGTTTCTGAGGTCGTTGATAGAATGGTTCGTGGAACCACTCTTGAGGGCGTCCTCGATAAAGCAAAAACTGCTTTAGAGAAAAAATAAATAAGTAACATTTGGGTAGAAGAAGTTAATTCTTCTACCCTTTTTTGATTTTTTATATCAATTATTATATAATATATTTATAGTAAAAAAGAAAAGGTGATAAAAATGTTTAAAAAGATTTTAATTAGTTCTTTAGTAGGAATTACTATTTTTACTATTCCGACAGAAGCAAAAACATTTCAGGAAAGTCATAGTTGTGAATGGGGCATCGAGGATGCAGAATATTTACTTAAATTAGGTGAATATTTGGGAGGTGACAAATATGACCAATGTTACAATATGATTGTTTGTTTAAACAATGTTTGGAAAAATAAAAAAAGTATTCCAGAAACTGCAAAAGAAGTATATAAAGATATTGATAAAATTGAGTTTTCTCAAACTTCATTAGATGCTTTAGAACTTATTCACAATAATTACGACCCAACCGCAGGAGATTTAGAATATGAATACTATTAATGAAAAAATTATGGCACATAAAGAAAAACTTATTTCTGAAGGAATTGATGAAAAACATATCTTGGGTATTTTTCTTTATGGTTCTCAGAATTATAAATGTGACCTTGAGGATTCAGATGTTGATACAAAAGCTATTTATATTCCATCAAAAGAAGAAGCTATCTTTGATAAACCAAGAGTAAGAGAATATAAGCTGTCAAACGGTGAACATTGTGAACTTATGGATGTTCGTCATTTTGTTGACAACCTTAAAAAGCAGAATATTAATTTTGTAGAAGTATTATATACTAATTATTTTGGACTTAATCCAACTTATATGGACATTTGGAAAGATAAATTTATTAAAAATAGAGATTTAATTTCTCATTATGATATGAAAAAATGTATTACCAGTATTTGCGGACAAGCAAAACATACTTTACTTCAAAATCCTTATGATGGCAAAAAAGTTGGTAATGGCTTCAGACTTATGTATTTTTTACGACATTATTCTGAAAATAAACTCTATGAAGAGTGTCTTATTCCAAATAGAACGGCAAGAAAAGTAATTAAACTTATGAAATATCAAAAAACATTGGAAACAAGAACTTCTGCGGATGATTTTCTTAATTATTTTTATTTTTGGGAACCAATTATGCTAAATAAAGTTGAAAAGATTCAAGAGGAAAAATATGGGGATGTAAAAGAATTTTTAAATAAAGACCTTAGAGAAGCAATTATGCTACTTATTGATACTTATGAGAGCAATATAGAGGTGAAAAATTAAAATGAGTAAAATATGGATTACTGGAGATTTGCATGGGCGGTTTCAGCCCGTGCGGGATTTTTGCGAGTCAGGCAGAATAAACTCCGCAGAAACTAACTATTTAATTATACTTGGAGATTTTGGCGGTAACTATTTTTTTAATTATCGTGATGATTCTTTCAAAGAAAAACTTCGCAAGTATAGTGATAAATATAATATAATTTATTTTGTTATAAGAGGAAACCACGAGGAGCGTCCATATAACTGCGCCGCAAAAAATCCAGACGAATGGCATTTAGACATCTTTTGGAACAATCTTGTTTGGTTTGAAAAGAAATATCCTTTTATTAAATACGCTTTCGATGAACCAAGTTTATATGATATTGAGGGTAAAAAGACTCTCATATTTCCAGGAGCTTATTCACCAGATAAGAACTATCGTTTAGCCAATGGTTACTCTTGGTTTTCAGAAGAACAAATGACAGACGATGAAATGGGTATTGGTTTGCGGCTATTGAAAGAAAATCCTAGATGTGATTATATTTTTTCGCATACTTGCCCAAGAATGTTTGAACCATATATCTGTGATTTATTTTTACCACAAGTAAATCAAAAAGATATAGATAAAACAACTGAAAGATACCTTAATAATGTTATAGATATGTGTAAATATAAAAGATATTATTTTGGGCATTTTCATGATAATAGAAATATTCAACCTTATCGAGCAACAATGTTATTCCATGAAGTTATAGAATTAGGAGATAAACTATGAATGCGGCTGTAATATGTAGACAAGTTTCAGAAGCTAGATGGAAAGATTCCGGCGGCGGCGTAAATCCAGGGTTAGTGGCTGCCGCAGAAACAGACCTTAAAAAGAAATTGGATATACTAGGAGATAAATATACTGTAACTGATGTTAAAGTAAATCATTTTATTGTGCAGAATCATAATAACGGTGGCTGTAATGAAGTCTGGGTACAGTATACAATTCTTTATAAATAAAGGAGAATATTATGAGTTGTAAAAGTAATAGCACTTATTCAGAAAAGAATTATAAAGTTTCAAGAGAAGTCCTTTTAAGTCTTTTGGCAGCAAGACTAGAGCTAACACAACTTGAATGGGATGGCGTAGATAATTGGTCTGGGTATGGAATGTCATATCAGGAATTTATGAGAGAAGAAGCTTCAGATTATGTAACCGAAGAAGAGATGCCAGAAGACCTAGATGCAGAATATGTAGCTGAACTTATGCTTAAAGACTTTGAGGAGATTTAAAGTGAAAAAACTTTCATATCAGAATGATAAGATAATTTTTTGTAAACTTGCAAATTGTTTAGTAGCAGCTTGTAACGAATATGCTAAACTTCATAAACTAGATAGAGAGAGTATGACCACTGCAATAATGGCTAATGGTATTGCAGATACAATGGCTTTTATTACACACACAGATAAAATTGCAGAATATGTTCGTGATTTTGCAGAAAATGGTCAACTTATAATTTATGAAGTTCCAAATGTAGATACAGAAATTGTTGATGCAAATATGCAAATTATGTATTCCATTGAAGATATATTTGACTATTTCTATTTTCATCATTGATTTTTTATTATAAAAATATTATAATAATTATAGAAAGTTAAGGAAGGGAAAAATAAAAATGAGTCGAATGACTAGACCAAAAGATAATTGGGAATGTCGTATTGATGAATGTGGTGCAGAGGAGTGGATGGATGACCTTTACGGTATGTATCCAAAAGCAGATGATATATGTAGTACCTGCCCTTTCTTCGAGCATATCAAACGACTTGCAGAATATGAAGATTTAGTAGAAAAGATAAAGAAAAAAGAGGAGGTTGACTTAGATGACTTTCGAGAAGTTGATGAAAGATTTGACTGATAGTATGAAGCAGCAAAATCGAGTTAAAAAAGCTGTAATTGCAGATATCGTGACTTGTACCAAAAATATGGCAATCGAGAAGAAATGCAAGGACAACATTACAGAAGAGATTGTTGATGCAGCTATTTTGAAATGTAAAAAAACTTGCCAGGAACAGATTGATACTTGTCCTGCAAACCGTACAGATTTACTTAATATGTACAAAGAAAACATGAAATATATTAATGAGATTGCGCCGAAGCAGATGTCTGAAGACGAGGTTAAAAAGTTCATCAATGCTGAATTAGTTGAACTTTCTCAGGCGGTTACTGAACCAATTAATCCAAAGATGAAAGGTTTGGTTATGAAAAATATTATGCCAAAGCTTAAAGGAAAGGCTGACGGCAAACTTATTAATAAAGTAGTTATGGAGTTATTAAATGGGCAAAATTAAATATTATTGGGATGGTAATCGTCAAGGCAGAGCAGAAACTGCTAAGAAAAGAACTTTAGATATGGCTCATAAATATAAAGAAGATATTGTTTATGCAAAAAAGAATAGCCATGTTTATACTGGAAATACTTATGTTCCACATCCTTTGTATCGTGAGAATATGCCAGTTTATCTGTGGGATGTTGGAAGCGTTGAAGCAATCTTTAAAGCAAGAAAAACTTTTGGTAAAGGAACCATTTGTGTTTTAAATTTTGCTTCATATAAGAATCCAGGAGGCGGCTTTCTTCAAGGCTCAAGAGCTCAGGAAGAGTGTTTATGCCAGAATTCTTATTTATATAACGTATTAAGAGAGTTTGATTATTACTATGATTGGAATAATAAACATCTTAATAAAGCAATGTATGAGAATAGAGCTATTTTTTCTCCACATATTATGTTTGAACAGGGAGATGACCAAGAGTTTATCAATGTAATTACTTGTGCAGCTCCAAATCTTACACCAAACAAAAAATATGGATATGGAATTACTGCGGAAGAAAATTCCAAAATTTTGGAAAGCCGCATTAAATTTGTTCTTGACATCGCCGCAAGAGAAGGAGTAGATACACTTATTCTTGGAGCTTTTGGATGTGGCGTATTTGGTCAGGATGCAACAGAAGTTATTACTTTGTTTAATAAGTATCTTGCCGATGAAAGAAAAAATTTTAAACAGGTAATATATGCAATTCCAGATTCAGTACATGGAGATAATTACCAGAAAGCAGTAGAAGTATTTAAGGAATTAGAAAAGAAAAAAGAAAAGGCGGAATAACTTATGAATTTTTTTATTGACTTTGAGGCAGCACAGTTTACAAATGAAATTATCTCTGTTGGATGCATTAATGAGAATGGAGATACATTTTATTCTTTAGTAAAACCAGAAGGAAAGATTACTAAATTTATCACTGATTTAACAGGCATTACAAATGAAATGCTTGTAGACGCAGCTTTACCAAATGAAGTGTTTTCTGATTTATTCGATTGGTGTATGGAAAAATCTCCAAATGAACAGAATGTATTTTATTGTTATGGTAATACTGACGTGCAGTTTCTCAAAGCCAATATTAAAAGGTCTACAAATTTTAAAGCAGGGGCAATGTTAAGTTACATTAAGTCTAGTTTAACTGACTATGCACCAAAAGTAAAAGTGCATTATGGTTTAATTAAACCAATTAATCTTGGAAAAATTGCTAATTATATTCGTGGAAATGAAATTGAGCAAAATCATAATGCACTTGATGATGCTCGCCTTCTGAAATATGTATTTGATAAAGTAGAATCTACTCCTATTGATAATACTTGCGCGGAATTAGCTGAGTATAGAGTTGAAAATACTATTGAAGAAGGACCGGTTGAAACTTATATAGATATGAAAAAAGATTCACACAAAGTTTTTATCAGCCTTGATAAGAAAGGGAAAAAGGTTTATAAAGGATTTGATTCTTTATTTGATACCGCTGAATATCTTATTACACATGAAATGAATCATGGTAAAAATAAAATTATCATTACAGAAGCAACACATAACAGAATTATGAATAAAATTCGTAATGCTGCTGCTCAGAAGAAAAAATATTGTGATAAATATTGGTTTATTACAAGTAAATAAAAAAAGAAAAGGAGAAGATTTATATGTCTGAACATTGCGGTTATGTAGTAAAAGTAAATGAACTGAGAAAACATCCAAATGCTGACCGATTAAATATTGCTACTTTCTTTGGAAATGACACTTGCGTTTCTCTTGATATTACTATGGGTGAGATTGGTATTTATTTTCCAGTAGACCTTCAGCTTTCTGAGGAATTTTGCCTTGAGAATCATCTCCTGAGAAAGAAACCAGATGGTACTCCAGATACTGGATATATGGACCCAAAGAAAAGAAATGTTACTGCTGTGCGGTTAAGAGGTGAAAAATCTGATGGCTTGTTTCTTCCTCTTAAATGTGTAGTTTATACAGGAATCAACCTTGACGAACTCAATATTGGTGATACTGTTACTACTTTGAATGGACATGAAATTTGTAAGAAATATATTCCTATCCGCAAACATCACTCTGCTGATAATAGAGTAAATAAAACCCGCAAAAAGAAAGTACCAATCGCTCCACTTTTTGTTGAACATGCTGACACAGAGCAGCTTGCTTATAATATGGGAGCTTTTAAAAATGGTGACCTTGTGGAGATTACTCTTAAAATGCACGGTACTTCTGGTAGAACTGGATATCTACCAAGATTAGTGGATATTGTTCCAACAAATGTACTTGCGGTTTTCTGTGAAATTAAAGACCGAGATAGAAAACTCAATAAATTGCAGAAAGCTATGGTTGCTTACTTCGATAAGCATAGCAAACCTAAATACGATTGGGGTCTTGTATCTGGAACCCGCAGAACCGTATTAGATTCCTTCGATGGTGGTTTTTATGGCTCCAATGAGTTTAGAGAAAAGCACGAAAAAGTCTTTGAGGGAAAACTTCATAAAGACGAAACTGTTTATTATGAAATTGTTGGTTTTACTGATGATGGTGTTCCAATCATGCCAAAAGCTAGCAATAAAAAGTTAAATAATAAAGAATTTATCAAACAGTATGGAGAAGAAACTGTATTCTCTTATGGCTGTGACCCAGATAACAAAAAATCTGATTTATACGTTTACCGTATGACAACTACAAATGAAGATGGTGATGTAGTAGAATATACTCCAGACTTTATGCGTTATCGTTGTGAACAGATGGGAGTTAAATGTGTTCCACTTCTGTGGAGAGGCTTTATTCCAGAGGAAGTAAATCCAGGAGAATATATTAAAGAAATCGCAGAGAAATACTATGATGGTCCAGACCCAGTAGGTAAAACTCATGTGCGGGAAGGTGTTGTATGCAGAATTCTGAATCGTCCAGGATTTGCCGCATATAAGCACAAAAATTATGACTTTAAATGTTTATCTGGAATTGCTGTGGCTCAGGCTGAAGCTTCTGGAGAAACTGATAATGTATCTGAAGATTTGCTGAGTGAAATGTAAGGAGAGGTAACTCTCCTTACTAAAAGGAGATAGAATGAAAATTATTATTACTTTGCTCTTATTTATTCTAGTAGTAAATTTAGGTCTTCTTATGAGCTGCTTAGGAGAAAATGAAACTTTAAAAATAGAAAATAGAACTTTAAAAAGTCATATATATGCTCTTGAAGTTTTAAATTCAAAATTAAGATTTCAGAACACAATGCCGCAAACAGATTTAAAAAAGGGCAAAGTATTACCGAAAGATACATTAAAGTTTATGAAAATTGCATTAAAAAATACCCATCCTGATAATGGTGGAAATTCTGAGGATTTTATACGTTGTAATGAAATTTATAAAATCTTGGTAAAAAACTATAAGGAGCAATAATTGATTTATTGCTCTTTTTATTATATTATTTATATATAATAAAAAGGAGAAGATAAATATGCCAGTAGATAATGAAAGAGCAAGAAGATTATTTAAACATAGTGGAGTTTTTGTATCTGATAAAACTATTGAAGATTATTTAATGGATATTAAAGAATTATCTAAGAGCAAAGACAACGAAATTCAAAGATTAAAAGCAGAAAATGCACAACTTAAAACAGATAATTACAAAGATGATGAATTAACCGCAATGAAAAAGCAAGTTGAGATTGCACAAGCCGATAGAGAAGCCATGAGAAAAGATATGTACAGAGGCTTCCCAATTACAGAGGAAGAGAAAGAAGCTATTCGTAATTGGTCTAAAGAACATGATGAAAAAGAACATAAAAATCCTCGTGGCTATCATGGGGCTATTGGTGGCGGTTTCGATTATCATTTTACTCCTACCAGCATTGGAACTGTAGGTGCTTGTGTTTGCGGGATTTGTGAACGTAAAGCATATGCCGCAGCTTTCTCTGACCCTAAAATTGGATATAATAGGGATAAATATAGAGAATATATGAAGAAACATAATGGTGAATTTATTTTTCAGGATATTTAACTATGGCAAATTTAAAAGAAATTGAATATGATTATGAAGCAGCTAAAAAGAAAAACAATAGAATAAAAATGACAACCCTTTCTAAATTAATGACAGAGATTAAAGTTCTGTCTGCAAAGAAAGGGTTTTCAGACCCTCCGCAACAATTAATAGATGCGGTTGTAATTAATCAAGTCCGTAAGACAAAAACCTTTATATTGGCTTGTCCAGTTTCTAAATCAAAGACTCTTAAAAATTATTATAAAGAATTAAGTTATCTTACAATATATATGCCACCAATTATTACTAATAAAGAAGCAATTAAAGAGGGAATTATAAAAATTGCAGATAAATACAATATGTTAATTACCACAGAAAATAAACAGGAACTAATGTACAAAATTACAAATGTGCTTGGTGAACGTGTAGATTTGCGCGTCGCCGCGGTAGCATTGGAGGAGCTTATAGATGAAACCGAGTAAAATAATTGGAGCGATACTTTGGGTTTTAGTTATTTGTTTTATGTGTCATTATAATATTGTTCATCCTGGTATTGCAAGATATTTTTATACAGGATTTTTCTCTTGTACTGCGCTTTATGTAGCAATAGAGATTTTCCACTTTTAACAAATAGGACTTTTATCTATTAAGATAAAAGTCCTATTTTGATTTTTTATTATAAATAATATATAATATATATATAAATTAAAGGGAGGATTTAATAATGATTGAATTTGGCGGTTGTGAAAAAAGTCAGTTACAGGATGTATGTGAAACTTTAGCGGCTCAATTAATTCAACATGAGCATCCTACCTGGTACGATGTCAGAGAAGAAGATATTTACCAGAAGCTAAAAGAAGAAGGCTTACCAGTAATGAGATTTTAACAAGGAGTGATTGGAATGAGTACTTATTGTTGTTCAGATATTCATGGAGTTTATGGTCTTTATGAAAAAATTAAAAACTTTATCGGTCCAGAAGATAAAGTATATTTCTTAGGTGACGCAGTTGACCGTGGTCCAGAACCTTGGAAATGTTTTAAATCAATTTATTATGACCCGCAGTTTATTTTCCTTAAAGGAAACCATGAGGATATGCTAGCTAGAAGTATTTATGACTATGCAGAATATGGAAGTTTTTGCGGCGATAATTATTATCTTCATACTAAAAATGGTGGAGAATTAACTTGTGCTGAATGGGAAGCAGATGGGGCAGATTTAACCTGGTGCCGCAAAATCAATGGCTTACAGAAAACCGCAACCTATCACCGCAAAGATGGCAAAATTGTTATAATGTCACATGCTGGTTTTACTCCTGGTTCTAAATTTACTGACTTTATCTGGGATAGAAAGCATATTCATGATGCTTTTGATGTTAAAGAGTTTTCTGACGTATATGTAGTGCACGGTCATACACCTTGGTGCTATGTCGCAGATGTAGATGATGAATCAGAACCATATGTATATACATATGCTCTTGGTCATAAAATTGATATTGATTGCGGTTCTTTTTGGACTAATACAGTAGCTCTTTTAGACCTTGACACTTTTGAAACCATTTATTTCAAAGTATAATTATTGATAAATTATTAAAAATATTATATAATATATTTATCAAATAAAGATAAGGAAAAGAAAAGAAATGGGAAGAAGAAACAATAATATCGTATTTAATAGCTTTTATTGCATGAAATGTGGCAATAAAAGCTATGATTTGCCAAGAAAAAAGGGTGGGCAGAAAGCTAGATTTCATAGAAAAAAAATGTATTGTCCGCATTGTAGGATTGAAGTAAATCATGTTGAATGTAGAAATGATGAAGATGTATTTCAGTTCAAACAGGATTTTGAGGATGGCGTTTTTAAAGAAGAATTAGAAGAAAGTTTAGAATATTTAAAGGGAGAGTTGATTTAATATGACAACTTTATATGTTGGATGCGGAATTCCTGGTTCTGGAAAATCTACTTGGTTCCGCGACTCAAAAGAAAATGCAAAGCAATACTTAAAAGGTGATTATGAACTTGAAATAGTATCAAGAGATATTATTCGTTTTGCTAAACTTCAAGAAGATGAAAACTCTCAGTATTTTGATAGAGAAAAAGAAGTTTGGAAAGAATATATTGAAACTATTCAGAAATACATTAATGAAGGTGTTGATTATATTATAGCAGATGCTACACAACTTACGCAGAAATCAAGAAATAAATTACTTGATAGTTTAAATCTTGATAATGTAAGAATTGTTCCAATAAGTTTTGAAAATCTTCTTGAAACTTGTTTGCAAAGAAATGAACTAAGGAGAGACGATAAACTTGCTTATGTTCCACGAAGTGTTATTCGTAGAATGAATGAGCAGTTCGAGAAACCTACTTTTATTGAGAAGTATAAATATTCAGCAATTATTCGAGTAAATGAAGGAGGCGTTACAGTTGATTTACCTGATGAGTGATTTACACCTGGGCCATTCAAAACCATTTGTCTATGAAGCACGAGGTTTTACTTCGATTGAAGAACATGATAAAGCAATTATTAAAAATTGCAATTCAATCGTAACTCCAGAAGATGACTTATATCTTTTAGGAGATTTAATGTTAAATGACAATGAACATGGTCTTGAATGTTTGCAGCAATTAAATGGAATTAAACATTTCATTCATGGAAATCATGACACCCAGACTCGATGCCGCCTTTACTCTGAAATCGGCATTATTGATGAAGGATATGCTATGATGCTTAAATATAGAAAATATCATTTTTATTTAAGCCATTATCCAACAGTAACAAGTAATGGAGAAATTGAATCTCTTCATCAAGTTACCTGCGGGATTTCGGGACACACACATTCAAAAGAAAAATTTTATGAAAATATTCCATATCTTTATAACGTAGCAGTTGATGCTCATAATTGCTTTCCAGTTTCTTTAGATACAATTATTGAAGATATGAAAGCAAAATTTAACGAACAAAGAGCTATGTAGCTTTTTGAATAAATAAGTACATTGAAAACTAAATAAAAAGGAGAAAAGAATTTATGAATTTTCTAACAACTATCTTACCGTTTGTACCTTTTGTTTTACTTGCGGTTGTCATTATCGCAGTAATTGCTTCAGGATATGTTAAAGCTCCGCCGGATACAGCTTACATTATTTCTGGTTTTCACAAAGAGCCTCGAATCCTGATTGGTAAAGCCGGTATTAAGATTCCTTTCTTTGAAAGAATGGATACCTTAACCTTGCGTCAGATGTCTATTGACATCAAAACAAATGGTTATATTCCAACTAAAGACTTTATTGGTGTAAACATTGACGCAGTAGCAAAAGTAAGAGTTCTTACTGAGAATGACCTCAATGATGAAGAAAAAGGTATTACACCTGAGATGGTTGCCGCAGCAATGAAGAACTTCCTTAATATGTCTAAAGAGCAGATTGAACAGTCTTTACAGGATTCTTTACAGGGTAATATGCGAGAAATTATTGGAACCCAGGAATTAAAACAGTTATGTAATGACCGTAAAGCCTTTGGAGATGAAGTTCAGGCAAAAGCGCAGAAAGACATGAACGCTCTTGGTATTTGGATTGAATCCTGTAATATTCAGAAGTTAGAAGATGAGAAAAATCTTATCACTGCTCTTGGTCAGGACAATATGGCGCAGATTTCTAAAAACGCCGCTATTGCAAAATCCAATGCTGAAAGAGAAGTAGCTATCGCAGAAGCTCAGAACTCCAAAGAAGCTAATGATGCTAAGGTTGCAGCTGCTGAACAGATTGCAGTTCGTAACAACGAATTTGAAATCAAACAGGCAGATTTAAAGAAAAGTGCGGATACCCGCAAAGCGCAGGCTGATGCAGCAAAAGCTATCGAGGATGAGAAACAGCGTCAGATTAAAGACGTTGCTGCTACTGAAGCAGACATTGCTCGTCAAGAGAAACAGATTGAGTTAAAAGAGAGAGAAGTAGCTATTAAAGAACGTGCTCTGGAAGCTGAAGTTAAGAAAACCGCAGAAGCTGAAAAATATGCAGCACAGCAGAGAGCTGATGCAAAACTGTATGAAACTCAGAAGAAATCTGAAGCTGAGTTGTTCGAGAGAACAAAACAGGCAGAAGCGTCTCTTGCAGAAGCACAGAGAGATTCTGAAGCTAAGAAAGCACTTGCGGATGCAGTAAAAGCACAGGGTGAAGCTGATGCGGCTGCAGCTAGAGCAAAAGGTGAGGCAGAAGCTGCCGCAATTAGAGCAAAACTTGAAGCTGAGGCTGAAGGTCTTCAGAAGAAAGCAGAAGCTATGAAACAGTATGGCGAGGCCGCTAAGCAGGACATGCAGTTGCAGGCACTCAAACTTTACTTCGAGCAGTTACCTGCTATTGCTGAGGCTGTTGGTAAAGGGTATACAAACGTTGATAAAATTGTAATGCTTGGTGGAGATACTTCCAAACTAGCAGGAGATATTATGACAAATGTAACTCAGGTATCTGAGGGATTAAGTGAATCTCTTGGTATTGATGTTAAATCTCTTTTAGCTGGTGTTCTTGGAACAAAAGCTATTGAGTCTTTCAAAGAAACAGATGTAAATGAATAATTACAAGGAGACCTATTCGTAGGTCTCCTTTTTTAATACCCGCATTTAGCGTCAGGTCCGCTTGTTGGTTTCCACTCGCCTATACAAATTTTTTAAGCAAAATATCTAAATTTGATAATTACCTTATTTTATTGTATAATTTTTTAATAAAATAAAGGAGATATATTATATGAAAACATCTTACACATATAATGACGGAATCGCTAGATGTATTATTATAGATAATGATGGAACTATTTATACTGGCGAGGCTCACTGTCATCCAGAAGACACAGACATGATGAGTGAAAAGACTGGATTACAGATTGCAGAAACTCGCGCCAATATTAAATTTTTAAAACATTTGATTAAAGATTCCAAAAGAGAATTAAAGGCTTTAAAAGATTTTCATAGCCTACTTAAATTTAATCCTTATTACAATAAAGACGTTCGTGAAACTCATTTACTTATAAGAGAAATAAGAAGAAGAGAAAAAGATATTCAAGAAAATGAAAATTCACTTAAAGAGATGAAAAGCGCTTTAGCAGAATACATTACAGAAAAGGACAAATTTTACCAAAAAATCAGGCGCAATCGTAATAAAGGTCAGAAATAAATAAATATTTTAATTTAAAAATTATAAATCTATATAAGGAGGAAATATATGAATAAATTAAAATATTTCTTACTTGGCATGTTTACAGCAGAAGTAGGACTTGGATTACTTAATTCTATTTCTAGCTTAGTACTCCAAAAGTGCGAAGTTGAAAAAGGAAAAATGCAAGTTCAAGTAGCTAAATTACGAGCCGATTATGAAAAAGCAACTCAACCACAGGAAACCGCTTCTAATTCAATAGGTTTTGTTACAGAACCAATAGTAGAAGAGGACGAAAGCGAGGCAGAAGAAGACGAATGAAAAATATCTATTATGATACTTGTAGTCTACTATTAACAGCAGATACTTTATTTGATAATCCAGAAGAACAAGTAATTATTTCTTCAGTTTCATTGCGGGAATTGGAAGATATAAAAAATTCTGATAAAAAAGATGCCGACGTTAAATACGCCGCGAGACATTTAACTAGAATTTTAGATAAAAATAAAGGAAAGTTCATTACTGATATTTATTATGATTTATCTGAATTAATTAAAAAATATAATTTACCAGATAATAATGATAGTAGAATCTTAATTTCTGCTTATAATTATCCTGACGAAATTTATTTTTGTTCTAATGATTTGTGCTTAAAATCATTAGCTACAATCTTTTTTGATGACGAGCATATAGTTTCAGTTGCAGAAGAAAGTACAGATGATTATACTGGCTTTAAAGAAATTACATATTCTTCCGATGAAGAATTAGCACAAATTTATGCAGACCTATTTGATAAAGAAATTTCTGAAAAATTTGGTTGCTTAATTAATGAATATTTATTTATTAAAAATCCACAAGGAGAAATAATAGATAAATATAAAAGAACTGAAAATGGTTTTGAACAATTTCAGTATTATAAAACAGAAAGTTATATGTTTGGTAAAATTACTCCAAAAGATGCTTACCAATGTGCGGCTTTAGAATCTTTTAATAATAATCAGATTACAATGATTCAAGGACGTGCGGGTTCTGGTAAGAGCTATTTAAGCCTCGGATTTCTATTTGAGCAGCTTGAAAAGCGAAAAATAGATAAAATTATAGTATTCTGTAATACAATCGCCGCGCAGGGTGCAGCAAAACTTGGATATTACCCAGGTGATAAGAATGACAAGTTATTAGATTCACAGATAGGTAATATGCTTTCTAGTAAACTTGGTGATAGAATCGAGGTAGAAAGATTAATTACTGATAGAAAACTTATGTTATTGCCTATGTCTGATTTGCGTGGTTTCGATACTACTGGATTAAATGCAGGTATATATATTACAGAAGCTCAAAATTTAAGTGTTGAATTAATGAGACTTGCCCTCCAGCGTATTGGAGAAGATAGTATTTGTATTATTGACGGAGATACTAAACATCAAGTAGATTCAATTTTATATAGTGGCGCAAATAATGGTATGCGGAAAATGTCTGAAGTGTTCAGAGGTTGCGATTATTATGGTGAAATTGAATTACAAAAAATCTATAGAAGTAAAATAGCTGAACAAGCAGAATTAATGTAAAGGGAGACCGAAAGGTCTTCCTTTTTTATTATAATTTTTGAAAGGAGAAAAATATGGCAGATAAAAACATATGGGATTATTTGTTAAAGCAACTAGGAAATGAATATGGTGTTGCAGGTTTAATGGGAAACATTTATGCTGAATCTGGCATGAAAGCCAATAGAGTAGAAATGTTATGCCTAAAACGACTTTCCCAAAATGGACAGAATTACAATGATACTACTTATACCGCGGCAATAGATTCTGGTAAGATTTCTAGAGCCACGTTTTTGAATCCTTTACCTGGTAAACAATATGGTTATGGTCTATGTCAATGGACTAGTCCTAGTCGCAAAGCAGGTTTATATGATTTAGTAAAATCAAAAGGTGTATCAATAAGTGATGAAAACACACAATTAGAATGGTTAGTAAAAGAATTAACTACAACTTATCCAACAGTATTAAAAACATTAAAAAATGCAAAAAGTGTTCAAGAAGCTTCTGATATAGTATTAACAAGATTCGAGTGTCCAGCAAATACAGGAAGTAGCGTTAAAACCACAAGAGCAAACTATGGAAAACAATATTATAATAAATATGCAGGAGGTAAGGTAACTAACATGGGAAGATATGACAATTATATTTATAGCAAAGGAACTCATTATATTTCTAATTCTGGGCATGATGAAAGAGGTCAATATCATGGTGGCACCGCAGGAGACCAATCAGGGGATGAATGGTATCTGCGCTCTTGGTATAATAGACCATGGAATTGTGTAATTAGATATACAAAAAATCCACAAGTAGGACTTAAATTAGCAGAATTAGGTTGCGCCGCAGCCTTAAATGATAATATTGGATATGACCAATATGAAAGAGATAGCTATTGGAGCAATTTAAGATTAGTTGGATACGACCCATCTAAAATTACAAAGAAATGCGAAAGTGATTGTTCTGCTGGGGTTATCGCGAATACTAGAGCGGTAGGACATTTACTTGGTATTCCGGCACTTCAAACCATTAGTGCAACATATACAGGAGATATGAGAGCCGCATATAGTCGTGCGGGATTCACTATTTTAACAGATAGTAAATACACTACTGGATATGGATATCTTCTTCCTGGCGATATTCTTCTTAATGAACGTTCTCATACAGCTACAAATGTAACTAAAGGTGCTTACGTAAACTTTAATCCAGGAACTTCTACAAGCACCGGTGGAGCAACAGTACCACAGGGAAATACATCATATTCTGGCAAAGGTATTGGAACTGCAACAGCCTTATGTGAAATGAATATTCGTTCCGGTAATGGAACTTCATACACCTCTTATGGCTCAATCAGTGCGGGAACCGCAGTTGAAGTTCTTGAGAAAACAAGTAATAATTGGTATAAGATTGTATGGCCTGGCGCAGCTAAAGGATACGCTTATACTTCTTGTGAAAAAAATACTTATTATAAATATGTTGCTAAAAAACAACAAACAACCACAACTACAACTAACATTAAAAAAGTTACAGCAAAAGAAGGAGCAGACTCTTTTAATAAAAATCTTGCAGGTACTTATGTTGTAAATACTAATGGTGGAACTTTAAATGTTAGAGATGGTGCTGGAACTAAAAAATCTATTTTAGTAGCAGTTCCAAAAGGAACAGAAGTTAAAAACTACGGATATTATAATGTATCTGGCGGAGATGTTTGGCTTTATATTCAATTTACTTATAAAAATGTGACTTATACTGGATTTGCTTCTAAAAATTATCTTAGAAAGAAATAATTATGAGTTTATTCAGAAAAAAGAGTCTGCGTGAAAAAGAACATGAAATAAGACGAGAAGAGATTTATTGGAACGCTGAAAAATCTCTTCTCGAAAGAGAACAAAAATTGCGCAATGAAAAGAGAGAAATGCGGAAACCCAAAAAAATGTCAACTACTAAACTTTTAGTTGGATTTTTGTTTATAAATTGCACCCTTGTAGAATTATTTACTGGATGGGCAACCGCACAAAGTTTAAAGATTTCATATATGACTGGTAATCCAATGGATTTTTCTCCATTGGTTACCCTTATCGGGGCAGTAGTAACTGAAGTAATGGGATTTGCTGTTTATGCAATAAAAGCTACCAAAGAGAATACTGCTAATGGAATAACATATATGATGGCGCAACAATCATTTAATAACAATGACCCAATCGAAGAAGAGCCAGAAGAGGATAATTCCTCTGAAGAAGCTCAAGGTTAAATTTAGCCCTATGTAGATTTTATATCTGCATAGGGCTTTTTCTTGATTTTATAACTTTTTTACAGTAATATATTTAAAAGAGAAAAAAGGTGATAAGAATGATTGAAATATATTGTGATGGAAGTAGCAAAGGAAATCCGGGAAAAGGTGGATGGGCTACTGTAATCTATAAAGATGGATATTATGTAACGCATAGAGCAGAATATCACGATAGTGTTACTAATAATAGAATGGAATTAATGGCTTTAGCTTATGGGTTATTGTTTGCGAATAATCTTCCAGAAGATGAAGAGATTAAAATATACTGTGATTCAGCATATTGCGTTAATGCAATGAATGATTGGATTTTAAGTTGGCGAAAAGCGGGTTGGAAACGCCCAAAAAATCAAGAGGTTAAAAATCAAGATTTATTTGAAAAGATGTATCCGTTATATTGGCAAGAAAATATACAAGGAATCCAGAAGAAGAAAGATAATATAGAAATATTAAAAGTACATGGACATGCGGGAATTATAGGTAATGAGTTAGCAGATGCGCTTGCGGCAGATAATAAACCTAAGATAAATGATATATTAAAAAAACAGAGTATTTAATACTCTGTTTTTATTATTTAAGGAGATTTATTTTCCATATTTTTTCCAAAACTGCCCTATATTAACATATTATAATATTTATTATTAATTATATATAATAATATTTCGACCTGTTTTTTCTTTTTTCTTCTTCTTTATATATGTTACTCAAAAATTTTTTCAAAGTCAAATGTAAATTTTTTAACAGCTAATCTTTTGAGGGAAAATTTTAGCTTTAATATTTTTTATTAACTCTGGCAATTCCACAGTTAATTAATTTTAATAAAAAATGCTTTCACGATAAAATGGTAATCTTATTGATTTTTTATAAAAATTTTTATATAATATATAAAGAAATAAAGAGAAAGGAAAAATTCTTTATGTCAAAAAAATATAATGAGAATAGTACGCAACATATTGATGCTAGAGAATTTACAAGAAAAAGACCTAGTACATATTGCGGTTCTACTGAATATAGCACACAGCTTTTAAAAGAGCTGTTTGCGAATGCACATGATGAACATATTATCGGTCATGGAACTGAAATTGTTATTACTGTGGATACAAGGAAAAATGAATATACCTGTGAGGATTTTGCACAAGGTTTTATTCCAGGAGTAGAAAGACCAGACGGTGAGACAATGCTTTCTGAATGTTTTTCTGTAATTAATACTTCTGGAAAATATGACGATTCTGATGATTCTATTTATGGCGGCAGTGCACTTGGACTTAACGGCATCGGAATGAAGCTTGTCTGCTACCTTTCATCCAGCTCAATGATTACTACATCTGACGGCAAAGGTCAAAGAGAGACTCTTTGGTATAAAGATGGATTATTCCAAAAAAGAGAGATTACCAAAGAGAAAGTGGGCGTTCATGGTACTAAAGTCATTTATACACCGGACCCGCAGTTCTTTCAAAACCCAGAAGCAAACCTAAATGACATCCGCACATTATTTAAAGAAGAGTCTGCTCTTAGCCCAACTTTAACAATTAAATTAATCGTTGATGGAAAAGAAGAAGATTTTCATTCTAAAAATGGTATTAATGACCTTGTGGATAAAAAAGTTAAAGATGATGAAATTATTAAAAAGCGTTTTAACGCACATATTGTCAAGGGTAATGATTTGATTGACATTTGTATGACTTACACTTCTGGTTATTCAGAGGATATTGTAAGTTATGTTAATTATGGTAAGGTAGAAAGTGGTATCCATCTTACTACTCTTAGAGCAAACTTAACTCGTGCATTAAATAAATATGCAAATGATAATAAGTTGTATAAGAAAGATGAAACAAATCTAACTGGTGCGGAGTTAAATGAAGGATTGATTATTGTGTTTAACTTAAAAGCAAAATCTGTTAAATACGATAGTCAGACCAAAGTGCGTGTAACAGACATTGACAAAGCTCTTATTCTTGAAGCAATTAATGTGAATTTCGTTGAGTGGATGAATGAGAATCCAAAAGACGTAAAAACAATCATTGAAAAAGCGTTACTTGCGCGAAGAGCTAGAAATGCGGCAAAGAAAGCTCGTGAAGTCGCAAGGGCTACAAAAGGTAATAAAAAATCTAAATTGGCAAATCTCCCATCTAAATTAGTTGATTGTTCAACAGAAAATCGTATGGATGCAGAACTGCATATTTGTGAGGGGGATAGTGCTGCTTCAGGTCTAGTCGGTGCAAGAATAGCTGAGTATCAAGCTATCTTTCCAATTAGAGGAAAAATGATAAACAGTTTTAAAAATAAAAATGAAAAAGTAATGGCTAATCAAGAAGTAAATAACCTTATCAAAGCATTAGGTTTAGAGCTTAATGAAAAAGGTAAATTAATTTATGATAAAAGTAAATTACGCTATGGTAAGATTATTGCAGATACTGATGGTGACCCAGATGGACAAAATATTAGAATGTTAATTGCAGTTAATCTTTGGAGTTTATGTCCAGAGCTTATTATAAATGGTCATTTTTATGTTGCATATGCACCATTGTTTAGAATAACAACAAATAAAAATGAATACATTTATATCAAAGATGCTCAAGCATTAGAAGAGTATAAACAGAAACATATCGGAGAGAAATACCGAGTTAATCGTATGAAAGGTCTTGGAGAATGTGATGCAGATGAGTTATCAGATGTTCTTCTTGACCCAAAAACAAGAAATGTTAAGCAGCTTGTTGTAGAAGATGCAATCGCAGCTGAAAAACATCTTGAAATGTTAATGGGCACAAGTGTTGTTGGTAGAAGACAGTTCTTGTTAAATAATGGTAATAAAGCAAATGATTTATGGGAGAGTGAAGAATGATAGATTTTATTGAAGAGATGTCACAAGACTTTTTGGATTATTGTTATCAGACAAATGTAGAGAGAGCTTTCCCAGCGATTGATGGGTTGAAGCCAGGACAGAGAGCTTGTCTATATGAAATGTATAGACGAGGCTATCTTCCAAATAAACCGCATGTTAAAAGTGCTAAAGTATCCGGCGGAGTTATCGCAGAGCTGTGGCCGCATGGAGACACCGCAATTTATGAAACCTTTGCTCGTATGTCTCAAGGATTCACAAATAATGTTCCACTTTGTGAATTTCATGGTTCTAATGGTAATCAGATTATTCCAGAAGCAGCTTCTAGTCGTTATACTGAGGTAAGACTCAGCAAAGCTGGTTTAGAAATGTTTGATGGAATTAAAAAGAAAAATGTTCCATTCATTATGAACTTCGATGAGACAGTTGAGTGGCCGGAAGTACTTCCTTCTCCGCTTCCAATGTTAATGATTAACGGTAGTGAAGGAATTGGAACCACAATCGCGCAGAAATGGTTACCTTATGATTTAGCAGAAGTATCCACAGCTTATGCTAATTATATTAAAACAGGAGAAATGGATTATACTTTAAGTCCATCTTTTCCTTCTGGTGGTATAATTATTAACCAGAAAGAGCTAGGTACTATCTTAAAAACTGGAAAAGGCAAGGTTATTTTAAGGGCTAAAGCAGAAGTTGAGAAAAATGCAATTATCATTACAGAAATTTGCTATCAGACTTGTGTAAGAGACCTTATGGAAGATTTCAAAAAGCTTTATGACCAAGATGAATTGCCTGGTGTTGTAGATATTTTAAATAATTCTGGTAAAAAAGGAATTAATATTAAAATAATCTGTGAGAAAAAAGCTGACCCATATAAAGTATTACAAATGCTTTATAAGAAAACTGACTTGCAGAAATCATATTCTGCCAACCAGAATTTACTAATTGATAAAATTCCTCAGCTTGTAAATACTGAAAAATATTTTCAGTTATTATATAAACACAATGATGAATGTTTAATGCGTGAATATAATTTTGATAAAGAAAAAGCTGAGTTAAGAAAAGAAGAATGCGAAGGTTTATTAATTGCTATTGCTCATATTGATGAAATAATTGAAGTAGTCAGAGGTAGTAATGATAAAATAGAAGCAAAAAATAACTTAATATCTAAATGGAATTTTACTTCTCGTCAAGCTGATTGTGTATTAAAAATGACGATTGGTCAGTTGACAAAACTTGATGGAATTAAAATTAAAAATGAACTAAATGAGTTAAATGCAACTATAGCAAATCTGATTGAATTACTTGAGAGTTCTGATAAACGTAAAAATATTCTTGTTGAAAATATTTTTAATCTTATAAAAAAATATGGTGGTTCTAGAAAAACGGAATTAACTCATATTGAAGTTAAACCAGAAGAGAAAGAAATTGCATTTGTAGAACCTGAAAAATGTGTTGTAGTTATGACTGAGGGTGGTCTTGTTAAAAGAATTCCAAGTTCTAGTTTCCGCACACAGAGAAGAAATGGTAAGGGTATCAAAACTGAAAATGATGTAGTATCTGCGGTTATCCGCACAAATACTATTGATTCTCTTATGGTATTTACAAATAAAGGTAAGATGTATCGTATTTTAGTTGATAATATTCCAGTAGGAACAAATACAACTAAAGGTCAGTCATTACAATCTCTTATTGAGATGGAAAGTGATGAGAAGCCAACTTTAATTTATTCCATTTACAGAGATACTGATGCAAATTATGTCTTATTTGCAACTAAAAATGGTATTGTTAAGAAAACAAGCCTTGAAGAATATATTAAAACTAAAAAGAAAACTGGTCTTGCGGCAATTAATTTGCGGGAAGATGATAGTTTAGCTTCTGTAAATCTTATCAAAGATGAAGATATTCTTCTTATTACTAAGAAAGGTATGATGATTAGATTTACTTCTAATGAGGTTACATCTAGTTCTCGTGCAACGATGGGTATGAAAGGTATTAATCTTGCGGATGGTGATAAAGTTGTTTCAGCTTTACCTATTCGTCATGAGGACGACCAGATTGCCATTGTTTCTGAGAAGGGTCTTGGAAAGAAAATTGCCCTTAAAGAAGCTATCAAACAGAAACGTGCAGGTAAAGGTTTAATTTGTTATAAACCAACTGATGTATCTGGTGAAGTGGTTGGAGCGAGTTTAATTTCTGATGAAGATTCTATTCTTCTGGTAGGAGTGCCAAATTCAATTTGTATTTCTGCTAAAGATATTCCTTTACAGGGTAGAAATGCTGTTGGAAATCAGTTGATTAAACGTGGCAATATTAGTTCAATAACAAAAGTATGATAAAAGCATATGAATTACAACCTGGGGATAGAGCAAGTATTTATCCCCAAGGATTAATAGCTATGACTTTAGAGGATTTTATTAATTTATCCTTAAAAGGTTTAACAATAATACAATTTACTTCAGATTATATTATTTTAGAAATGGAGAGATTACATGGATAAAATTGAAAAAGAGATGTATGAAATGATTCAGATTTTAAATGAGTGGACAAAAGCATATGATGAAGGGCATCCAGTAGTCTCAGATAAAGAATGGGATGAATTATACTTTAAATTGAAGAAACTTGAGGATGAATCTGGTATTGCATTACCAGGTTCTCCAACAGGTAAAATTTCATATGAAGTTAAATCAGAACTTAAAAAAGTTAAGCATAATCATAAAATGCTTTCTTTGGATAAAACTAAAGATTGGGATGAGTTTCTTAATTATTTTGCAGGTTTAGATTCCTCAAAAGATGTTTGTGGAATGGTCAAACTTGATGGTTTAACATGTAGCTTGAGATATGCGGGTGGTAAACTGATTTCCGCAGAGACTAGAGGCGATGGAGAAATTGGCGAAGATGTTCTTCATAATATTTTAACAATGGCTTCAGTCCCGCAGTATATTGATTATGATAGTGAATTGGTCATTGACGGTGAAGTTATTTGTACAATAGGTGATTTTGAAGAGTTTAAAGATGAATATAAGAATCCTCGCAATTTTGCTTCTGGTAGTATTCGTCTTTTAGATGCAAACGAATGTAAGAAACGTCATTTAACTTTTGTTGTGTGGAATGTTGTAAAAGGTTTTTATGATGAAAATTCTTTTATGGCACGTTTAGATGCAGCGAAAAAGTTAGGTTTTCTTATTGTACCTTATACTTCTTCTTTTGATTGGGATGCAAAAGATTATCTTATTGAAACCGCAAAGAAATTAGGTTATCCTTCTGATGGTTTAGTTGGACGTTTTGACGATGTAACATATGGCGCCAGTCTTGGTGAAACTGGACATCATGCAAAAGCGGCTTATGCTTTTAAGTTTTACGATGAAGAATATGAGACTACGCTTCAAGATATTGAATGGAGTATGGGAAGAACTTCTATTTTAACTCCTATTGCAATTTTTGACCCAATAGATATAGATGGAACAACTGTGTCTCGTGCTAGTATGCACAATGTAAGTGTACTCATGCAGACATTAACAACTCCGCATAAAGGTCAGAAAGTATATGTTGCTAAAATGAATATGATTATTCCACAGATTGTGCGAGCAGAAGTAAAACCAGTAGAAGAAATTACTGGTGTATTTCAAGTACCTATTAAATGTCCTATTTGCGGCAGTGAAACAAAAATGATTACTTCTGCTTCTGGAGTTATTAATCTTTTTTGTATGAACCCAGATTGTGATGGAAAGCTTATTAATCGTATTGAACATTTTGCGGGTAAAAAGGGCCTTGATATAAAAGGAATATCTAAAGCTACTTTTGGAAAATTAATTGATTGGGGTTGGATTAATTGTGCTGAAGATATTTTTAATTTAAAAAAACATAGGGAAGAATGGATTAAAAAAGATGGTTTTGGAGTTAAATCAGTTGATAAGATGCTTGAATCTATTGAAGCTGCACGGCACTGTAATTTGGAGAACTATATTGCGGCGTTGGGAATTCCTTTAATTGGTAGAAGATATGCTAAAATCATAGCTGAAAAAGAGGAGACTTGGGAGAATTTTATTAATGATATAAATTCTGTGAATAAATTTTATCTTTGGGATGGCTTTGGACCAGAAATGCATGATGCCTTGATTAATTTTGATTATGTATTAGCTAAAGAAATGGTTGATAAAGGTATTATCATCTTTAATGAAGTAGAGCCAAAAGAAGAGCATACTCAAAGTTTGTCTGGTATTAAGGTTGTAATTACTGGTAAATTAAATACGTTTAAGAATAGAAACGAACTTAAAGAACTTATTGAATCTTGCGGCGGTCAGGTAGTGGGTTCAGTTAGCAAGAATACTAATATTCTGATTAATAATGATGTTAATAGTTCTAGTTCAAAGAATGTTTCTGCCAAAAAATTGGGTATCCCCATCTTGTCGGAAAAAGATTTCAAAGAAAAATACTTTGATTTTTTATAAAAATTTAAGTATACTATAAATGTAATAAATATTAAGGAGAAAAAATAATGACCACTCGAAAATCTTTTGGGAAAAAGCAGCTTAAAAGAATGGCTAGACAGATTTGTGAAATTGAGAAAAAAGTAGAATCTGGTGAATGTACTGAGGAAGAAGCTTCAGTCAGAATTGAGCATATAACTAGCGAAGTAGCTTTTGAACAGTTGTTCGACTTGGATGAAATGGTTTTGGATTTACTTTATGGTGAATAAAAACGTTTGACCATTAAAAATTTTTTTGATATAATATTTACATAAAAATAAAGCTAATAAAAATAGCTATTATACAAATAAACAATTTATATATTTAAAGGAGATTATTTATCATGATGAAAGACAATTCTAAGAAAGTATTTAATTATCTGAAAGAGATTGACGGAGCAAATGTAACAGCAGCAGATGTAGCTGAGGCACTTGATATTCCGAAGAAAAGTGTAGATGGTATTTTTACAGCAGCTATCCAGCGTAAAGGATATGGCGTTCGTGTTCCAGCAGAGGTAGAGCTTGAGGATGGTACACATAAACCAGTTAAATTCCTGAAACTTACTCCAGCTGGAATGGCATTTGACCCAGACGCAACAGAAGCTGAGTAATTAATTAACATATAGTAACAAGGAGGGCAATATTAATTGTCCTCTTTTTCTCTAAAAGCATGAGTGTATTATATTTAATGATGTTTTTCTTAGGTATTTTAGGTTTGATTGCGGTTTGTCTGGAAATCTCTCAAATCTCAAAGCTAAAGAAAACTAAATCAACGTTAGAACTTGATATTGATGAATTAGAATGTAATAAACAATATCTTGATTTAACTAACGAAGATTATGAATCTAAGATAGATAAGATGAGAGGTACTCTCAGAGCTTTAACAGAAGAATCTTTTAATTATACAAGTGAAATTACAAAATTAAAGAAATCTTATGATGAAGAAACCGCAAAATTACAAGAGTTTATCAATGGATTAAATGATACTTATGATAGAGAAGCAGAAAGATTATCCGCCAAACTTGAGGAAGATAGGACATCTTATAAAGATGCTTATTTAAAATCTGTTGAAGAAATTGTAAAAGGTTTTAACGAAGATTCTAAGAACAAGAAAGACGAAATTCTTCAGTTCCAAAAGGAATTAGATAGATATAAGTCTCTTGTAGATGCGGCTGTTGAAGCCAAAAAACGTGAAGAAGAAAAAGAATCTCAACAAGATTTTTATAGACTTCAATTATCAGAGCAAGATATTGCGGAGATTAAGAAATTACGTGAAGTAAGTTCTAATATTCGCTATCCAGATGCTATTAATAAAGTAATTTATAAAGTGTATTATGAAAAACCTTATAATGCTTTAGTTGGTAGAGTTATTGGAGATAAAGATGTTACTGGTATTTATAAAATTACAAATATCTTAGATGGAAAATGTTATGTTGGGCAAGCGGTTAATATCCGAGAGCGTTGGCGTCAGCATATTAAGCGTGGAGTTGGCGCAGAGACACCAACCCGCAATAAACTATATCCGGCAATGCAAGAAGTCGGACCAGAAAATTTTACTTTTGAAGTAATTGAAAAAGTAAAACCAGAAGAATTAAATGAACGTGAAGATTATTGGCAAGAATATTTTCATGCCAAAGATTTTGGTTATAGTATAAAATAGGAAGTATTGCTTATGTATTTTTTTACTAATTATGATAAAAATATATTAGGTGATACCTTTTTATCTTGGTATGATAGCGGAAAACCGCAGACCTTTTTATACAGGGATTATCCAACTATGAGCGATATAATGGTTAATAAATATGGAAAGTCAGATAAATCTACCAAGAAAGATATAATTGAAATTCATAATCGTTATTTCAAATTGGCTAGAACAGCTTTTGGTTATAATGATATGTTAATAGTAGAAGTAGAATTGAAACAAAAAATGAAATTAGTTACGGAATGGAAGGTAAAAGAATGAAGTTTGAGAATATTAAAACCTATAATTTTGGACCTGCGATAAGAGGAATGAGAAATCCGCTTGAAAGTTGGGCTAAGAGTGATAGTTTTTTTGGTTTAATTGATATAGCAGATGATGAACATGATTATACTGTGGCGGAATCTTGGGTACAGGCGACAAAAGACCCGACTTATCCAGAGAATTTTAGCAAATCTTCTTCTGATTTGGCTGATGAATATGATAGATGGTTAATTAAAAATGGCTTGCTTGAGATTGAATTTGACCATCAGCTGGCTAATGTTGCATTTATTGGTCCTAATGATATGGATTTAGCCAAACGTCTGATTAAAGCTGGGACTGAGCATAGGAAATTTTTACGTCAAATTATGGTAACAGTTGACATTACAGCCCCAATTTACTGGTTCAAGGAATTTGATACCTACAAAGTGGGCACAACCGCAAACTCCACTTCTACAATGCATAAACTTACAAGTAAACCAATTACTTTAGAATGCTTTGAGGTGGGGGATTATTGTCCAGATATTATTACTTCTGGAGAAGAAGTAGATTATCTTATTCAATTTCTTGAGGGATTGCGTCAGAAATACGTAGCAACCAAAGATAAACGTTACTGGAAAGAACTTGTACGCTGGCTTCCAGAGTCTTGGCTTCAGACTCGCACAGTTACTATGAATTATGAAAATATTCGTTCTATGATTAAGCAGCGCAAAGGACATAAACTCACCGAGTGGAGTAAAGCTGATGGCGCAGATTTAGATAGTTTTATCAAATTTGCAAAATCTTTACCTTACGCAGATGATTTTCTTTTCGAGTAAATAAAAAACCTTTTATTGATTTTATATATTAAATTTTATATTATTAATATATAAATTAATGAAAGAGAGTTAAAAAATGACAAAGAAAGAGAAATTTATTAATATGATTGATACTCTGATGAGTGAGAAAGATGATTTATCAGAGTTTGACCCGGAAGCAGTTGAATATTGGAGACTTTTTAAAAGTACATCAGATTCAACTGAAAAGCCGGTTTTAACCGATATGGGAAAAATGATATTAAAGTTCCTACAGGATAATCCATCTACAGAAGTTTGGAAAGCAAAAGACATTGGAGAAGGATTGCTAGTTTCTTCAAGAGTTGTTTCTGGCGGAATCAGAAAACTTTGTTCTGATGGTTTTGTAGATAAAGTGGGTCAGGACCCGGTTCTTTATGCGATTACAGAAAAAGGAAAAAATATCGAAATATCTTAATTAATTAAAATTTTATTTTAAAGGAGAAAAAATAATATGAAGAAAATGAAAAACGTAGTTCACGCAGAAGGATACCTTTACGAGCATGAGTTAGAGATTAAGACATCTGGTCCAAATTCCAAGAAACCTGGAACTGAGTTTATCAGAGGAACAATCGGGATTGCCACAGATGAAGAGTTGAAAAATATTGTTGAGTTTCATTTCACATATGTAACAGCTACAACTTCTACTGGTAAATCCAATGCAACCTTTACACTTCTGAAGGACATTATTGATGGTCGTCTTAAAACTGCGATGGAAGAGGGTAAAGAAGGGGCTGCAAAGCTGAGAGTTGATTCTGCTATTGGTCTGAATGATTTTTATACAGAGAATGGTGGCGAGTGGAGATTAGCTTCTCCAAAGAGAAACGAGGGCGGTTTTGTTCATGTAATCACTGATGGTATTAATGATTCTTCCCGCAATTATTTTACTCTTGATATGGTAATTACTAGAGCAACAAGACTTGAGGAAGATGAAGAGAGAAAACTTCCAGAAAGAATGACTCTTGGCGGTGTATGTTTCGACTTTAGAGGTCAGATTCTTCCGATTGAACTGTTAGTTTATAATCCAAAAGCAATGGATTACTTTGAGGGATGTGAAATTTCCAATCAGAATCCGCTTTGCACAGAGGTTAGTGGTAATCAGGTAAATACAACTATCGTAAGGGAAATCAGAGAAGAGAATGCTTTTGGTGATGATATTGTAAGAGAGTCTACATCTACTCGTAAAGAGTATGTACTTACTAGAAGTGCGAAAGTTCCTTATGAGTGGGATTCAGAAGATTTTATTACTGCGGAGAAACTTGCAGAACTTGTTTCTGAGAGAGAGACATATCTTGCGGGAGTAAAGCAGAGAGCAATCGAGTGGAAAGAGCAGAGAGCAAACCAGGCAGTACCTGTTACAGCATCAGCTACTGTTAAGCCAGCAGCTTCTACAAACGGAGGTTTTAACTTTTAATGGATAAGAATGGTTATTTAACTGTCGAAGATTTAATCAAAATTCTACATACATATCCGCAGGATATGTATGTAGCTAATGATTGTGGTGTTTTAAAAAGAGAAGATATTAAAACAATGAAAGATTTTTATGTTGGAGAAGGTTCTACTGATTTTGAAAAAAATCCAATAGATGAAGTAGTATATATTAATTAAGGGAGACAAAGAGAATGGGAATTAATTTATTAGGAATTCAGCCACACAAAGTTAGCAAAGACCTTAGCGGGTATATAACCTACCTCTATGGCGGATATAAGACTGGAAAAACAACTCTCGCGACTCAGATGGAAGGTGCTCTGCTTTTAGCATTTGAGGCAGGATATAATGCTCTTCCTGGAGTAATGGCTCAGGATATTACAACTTGGGGCGAGATGAAACAGGTTTATAGAGAGCTTAAAAAGCCAGAAGTAAAAGAAGTTTACAAAGCTGTTGTTGTTGATACCATTGATGTTGCCGCAGATAAATGTAAAAAATATATTTGTCAGCAGAATGGAATTGAGGAGCTTGGAGACCTGGGATACGGAAAAGGATGGTCTAAATTCAAAGATGAATTTAATGAAGTCTTTAGAGGTCTTACACAACTCGGTTACGCAGTATTTTTCCTTGGACATGATAAGGAAGCAAAAGATGATAACGGTAATGTAACAAATATTCGTCCTGCGCTTTCTAATTCAACAAGAGAGATTATTGGTGGTATGGCTGATATTTATGGATATGCAAAGCAGAATGGTAGTGAAAATTCTATTCTCGTTTTGAGAGATAGAACAGGATTTATCGAGTGCGGTTGCCGCTTTAAATATATTCCTGATTGTATTGAAATGAACTACAATGCCCTTGTGGACACTATTCATGCCGCTATTGATAAGGAAGCCGCAGAACATGATAATAAGTTTGTCACAGATGAGAAAATGGAGAAAACGGAAGCCCCAACTTATGATTTTGATGCCCTTATGGCAGAGTTTCAGGATGTTGTTGGTCAGCTGATGCAGAAGGATACAAAAAACGGCGAAAAGATTACAGAGGTTGTAGATAAATACCTCGGTAAAGGAAAGAAAGTATCTGATGCTACAAGAGAACAGGCAGAGATTATTTATCTGATTGTTTCTGAAATTAAAGAAGACTTACTGTAAAGTCAAACAAAAATCAAGATAAGTTATTCTTATCTTGATTTTTTTATTAAAATATGTTAATATTTATATATAAATTGAAATGAGGAAAAAAGAAATGGCACATCCTTGTAAATGTGTTAATTGCGGGCGACAATTTGACAGAGATAAAGTTCCTTTTATTCAAGTAAGTTCAAGAAGATATGCCCATAAAAAATGTCCAGATGGACCAATAGACCAGACAGAAGTTGATAAAGCAAATTTGAATAAATATTTATATGTTTTGTATAATGGTAAATATGATTATGCAAGAACAAATTTGCTTATTAAAAAGTATGTAACTGAATTAGGCTTTACATATTCTGGTATTCATAAAGCATTAATATACTTTTATGAAGTACAAGGTAATACTATTGAAGATGAAGCAAGTCGTTCAATAGGAATAGTTCCATATGTATATGAAGATGCAAAGAATTATTATTATAAAATGTGGAGTGTTAATAAAAGAAACTCAGAGGTAAATATTGAAGATTATATACCTAAGACCATTAACATAACAATTCCTCAACCGCAAAGAAAAGTTAAAAAACCGAAAAAGAAATTTAGTTTTTTAGATGAAGAGGAGGTTGATATTAATGGCAAGTAAATATATAGATGTTTCCGCGATAGTTCAAGTTATTGGAAATGTGTTTAAAAATCTTTCTCTTTTGGATGAGACAGACAGATATACAATAAACGAGGAAGATTTTTCTAATGAATTTCATAAGATAGTTTTTGGAGCTTTGTATAAAATCCATGAGCAAGGTGCGAAAGAAGCAGATTTAAAAACTGTATCTGACTTTTTTGAAACTCATCCGACTAGTGGAGCCTTATATAAACAGCAAAAGGGAGAAGAATGGTTAATTAAAGCTTCTGATGGCGCTTCTCCATTAGCATTCGATTATTATTATAATCGACTTAAAAAAATGACTCTATTGCGGGCATTTGATAATTTTGGAATAGACGTATCTGATATATATGACCCAGATAATATATTAGATATGAAGAAGAAACAAGAGCAAGAAGAGTTGCTTGATAATTGCTCTTTAACAGATATAGCCAGTAGAGTAAATGATAAAATTGAACTTATCAAAATGCAATATGTTGATGATGTTCAAAACGCAAGTGAACAAGCTGGTGAAGGTGTTTTTGATTTAATTGAAAGATTTAAGCAATATCCAGAAGTAGGAGTTCCATTATACGGACCGCTTATTAATACAGTTACTCGTGGCGCAAGGCTGAAAAAATTCTACTTGCGGTCAGCCGCCACAGGAATCGGCAAGACGAGGTCAATGGTGGCAGATGCTTGCTATATAGCTTGTAGTCATATATATGACGAGACTTTTGGTTGGATAGGAACGGGAGCTTGTAATCCTACTTTATTTATTACAACTGAGCAGGAGTTGGAAGAAATCCAAACGATGATGTTGGCTTTCCTTTCAAATGTAAATGAGGAACATATCTTAAATGGTAAATATGAGGGTGATGAGGAAGATAGAGTACTTAAAGCCGCAGAGATTCTTTCTAATGCTCCTTTATATGTAGAAGAATTACCAGACTTTAATTTACAGGACATAGAGAACACGATAAAGAGAAATATTCGCGACCATGGAGTTTTATACGTGTTTCATGACTATATACATACCAGCCTAAAGATTCTCGAAGAGATAACTAAACGCTCCGGTGGGGTAAAACTTAGAGAAGATAATATTCTTTTTATGTTATCTAACCGCTTAAAAGATTTATGTAATCAGTATGGCATTTTTATTATGTCCGCTACACAGTTAAATGGTACATATAAAGATTCAGAAACGCCAGACCAGAATTTACTTCGTGGCGCAAAATCAATCGCAGATAAAATTGATTATGGTAGTATTTTACTTACTGTAACACCTAAGGACTTAGAAGCATTACAAAGTATTTTAGCAACTAATGCTTTTGATACTCCAACAATTAAGTTATCAATATATAAAAATAGACGAGGGCAGTTTAAAGGAGTTTATCTGTTCTGTAAAGCAAATTTAGGAACTTGTAGAATTGAACCTATGTTTTGTACAACTTACAACTACGATATTAAAGAAATAAATAATGTTTCTATCAATGTTGATGATGGAATGATGACATTTGAATAAAAAGGAGAATATATAATATGGCAGAAAAAAGAAATTTCAAAGGAAAAGCAAAAAGAATTAATAATGGAAATGATAAGGTTAAGGTAAATACTAAAGCTGATGCAAAACGAAAAGTTGAAGCTTTTTCTGGTATGCTAATTAGACCGTTTGAATATAATATGCCGCTAGCTATGGCGAATGATTATCTGGCTGATAGAAAGGCACACGGAACGCCGCAGGAAAAAAAAATGTCTAAATATCAGTACCTTTGTTATTGTGTAAATGAGTTCCATGGTCTTCTGGGAACTTGTGTAAAGGTACATATCGTATAATATGATTAATTATGATAAAGTAGAAATACGTGAACAACTACAGATTGAACATATTTTTGCTTTATTGCAATTATGGGGAGGTGAGCCGGAGTATACAAACTTCGGCATCATTTCTTCTACAATATGTCATAACCCGCCGGGTATAGGAAGTAGAAAACTTTATTTCTATGAAAACAGTGGTTTATTTATTTGTTATACTGGGTGTGCGGAATCTTTTTTTGACGTATTTGAATTATGCAGAAAAGTTAATAAAATCCAGAAGGATATAGATATTGACCTGAATGACGCGGTTCGATGGGTTGCTTCTTATTTTGGATTTTCTGGAGAATATGTTCAAGAACAAGAGGAATTAGTCAATAGTGAAGATTTTAAAATCTTTTCTGGTTATGAAAGAATAGAAAATATTGAACAAAAAAAACAGGGACTAATTACTCTCAAAGAATATAATAAACAAATTTTAGACAGATTTAATTATAATGTAATCTTAAAACCTTGGCTTGATGAAGATATAAGTCAGGAAGTATTGGATTTTATGCGTATCGGCTATTATCCAGGAGGCGCGCAAATTACAATCCCACATGTTGATGAAGTTGGTAGGCTTGTGGGGATTCGTGGCAGAACAATGATTAAAGAAGAAGCGGAATTATATGGAAAATATAGACCGCTTAGAATTAATCAAATAATGTACAATCATCCTCTTGGAATGAATTTATATAATTACTATTATGTTAAAGAAAATATCTCAAAAATTCGGAAAGTAATTGTCTTCGAATCGGAAAAATCTTGCCTGAAATATAAAAGTTATTTTGGTATAGATAGCGATATTTCAGTAGCTTGCTGTGGTTCTAATATTTCTAATTACCAGGTAGAAATGCTATTACGCACAGGAGTAGAAGAAATTATTGTAGCTTTTGATAGGCAGTTCCAAGAGATAGGAGATGCAGAATTTCAGCATCTCAAAAAAAATCTTTTGAAGCTTCATTCAAAATATGGTAATTATGTAAATGTTTCTTTTATTTTTGATAAAGAAATGATAACTGGATATAAAGATGCTCCAATAGATAATGGAAAGGAAAAGTTTTTAACTTTATTTCAGCAAAGAATTATTTTATAATATAGAGAGAGGAGTGATGTATATGAAAGGAGTTATTTAACTTATGAGATTAGAACTATTAAATGATGTGCGGGAAGATTTTTCCACTATTGAACAAATTTTATTAAATAGAGGGGTTTCCCCATATGACTTTTATCATTATCTTAATACTATAGATGATGATATTAATGATTTTATCCTTTTGGGTAAAGAAGCTTTATATCAAGCGTTATCCGCTATTATTACAGTTGTAATTAATAAACAAAGAGCAGTAATTGTTGTAGACTGTGATTGTGATGGATATTGTAGCGCAGCATTACTTATTAATTATCTTCATTATTTTTTCCCAACTTGGGTTGAAAATAATTTAGATTATTTCATGCATTCAGGTAAACAGCATGGATTAGAAGATTGTTATGATATTTTTGTAAAATCAGAATATAAGTTAGTAATATTGCCAGACGCAGGAAGTAATGATTATGAATATCACAAAATTTTAAAAGATAACGGTATAACAACTATTTGTTTAGATCATCACTTAGCTGATAAGATTAGTGAAGATGCCATTATAATCAATAATCAGCTCTCTGATTATCCAAATAAAGAATTCTGCGGAGCGGGAGTTACTTGGCAGTTTTGTCGATACATTGATTCTATTTTAAATACTGATTATGCAAATCAGCTGATTGACCTTGTAGCTTTAGCTAACATTGGTGATATGATGAGTTTACACTCGTTTGAGACCAAGCATGTTATTATGAAAGGTTTAAATGAAGATAATATTCATAACCCTTTCATTGAATATATGTTAGATAAAAATAGTTTTCCGTTAGGAAAAACAGATTATGCTAGTGCATATGAAACTCAAGCTTGTACAGATATTGGAGCGGCTTTCTTTATTGTTCCTTTCGTAAATGCTACAACAAGAACAGGTGAATTAAATGAGAAACACTTAATATTTGATTCAATGCTTGAATATAAAGCGCATAAGAAAATTCCAGAAGTAAAGAGAGGAAAAGAAACTGGAAAACAAGAAGATTTAGTCTTACAAGCTGTACGAGTAATCGGAAACATTAAAAATAGGCAGACCCGCCTAGAAGATAATGCGATGTTATTTCTTGATAAAAAAATTAAAGCAGAAAATCTTCTTGACCATAAAATACTTACTTTTCTTCTGGAAAGTAAAGAAGTAGAAGGAACCATAAGAGGTTTAGTAGCAAATAAGCATATGGCTAAATATCAAAGACCTTGCATGGTGCTTACAAGAACTGACCATGGTACTTATGAAGGCTCTATGAGAGGATATACTAAAAATGGACTTATGGATTTTAAGGCGGCGCTTGAGCAATGTGAGGGCGTTAACTGGGTTCAAGGTCATCAGAATGCAGCTGGATGTTCACTTGATGCCAATAAAATAGATACTTTTATTGAGCAATCAGATGAATTGCTTTCTCAATATTCAAATGACCCAATTTATAAAGTTGATTACTTATTTGAGAAGAACTTAACTCCACAAGATAAGCAAAGAATTTTGGATATATCTGGATTTAATGATTTGTGGGGGCAAGATTTTGATAGAGCATATGTTGGTATTAAAGGATTAAATGTTACTAAAAATAACATTCAGCTTTTATCTAAAGACAAAAATCCAACTATTAGAATCAAACTTCCTTGCGGCGTTGATATAATGAAATTCAAAGCTTCTGAAGAAGAATTTGAAGCATTATGTTCTGAGAATGGAAGTGTAAAAATTGATTTGGTTGGTAAATGTGCAAAGAATACATGGGGCGGAGAAGTTACTCCTCAAATCTTAATTGAAGATTATCAAATAGTTGGAAGTACTGAGTATTATTTTTAATTATCTAGGCTCGTACCGGTGGCAGATGCTCTAACCGCAAACCCAAATCAAAAGGCGATTTAGAATTTTTTAATCCAATTTTTGGATTTTTAATCTTTCCCATAAAAAAGTAAAGGCAAGTTAAATATGACTTGTCTTTATTTTATTTTAATAATATAGTATAATAATAATGTATAAAAAATAAAGAGGTAAAGAATATGATTAGAACAGAACAGTTAGAATTATACAAAAGTAGAGCAGAAGAAAAATCAAAAACAAGTATGACAATGAGTATCGTGGCAGCTTATCTTACAGACTTAATTAGAGTGTCTAAAGAAGAGGACGCTAAAAGAGAGAAAGAGGAAGCTATCCAAAAAGCAGAAGAAAAGAATAATAAAAAAGTAAAAGGCTATGGTTATGATAGTTTGGTATTGCGGTTTAAAGAATCCAGATATAAGCAGGCTGAACTTGAAGCAATGGAAGATAGAAAGATAGGGAAAGACCCATATACCGCAAAAGAAAGAGCTGATAAACGTGCACAAAGAGATTTTATGCGTTTTTGCCAAATTTTAGACGATTTACTGGGGGAACATGACTAATGTATGAAGGAAAAGAAAATTTAATTACAGCTATTCATCTTCAAAAAGGTGAGGAATGTATCGTCACAGGCTTTGGTCAGTCCATGACTCCTATTCTGAAATCAGGGCAGCCAGTAAGAGTCATTCCCGCAGATAATGTAGAATTAAAGAAAAATGACATTGTATTTTGTAAAGTAAATGGACATTTTTATTTACACAAAATAACGGCTATTAGAAATAATAATCAGTTTCAGATTTCAAATAATCATGGGCATGTAAATGGTTGGATTACAAAACGCAATATTTATGGAAAGGTGGTTGAGATTCTCTAATGGAACTTACATTACGCCAGGAGCAAGGGCTTAAAATTGCAGTTCAAAGATACCTTGATGGAGAAAAGTGTACCGTAATCTCTGGATATGCGGGGTCCGGAAAGTCAACACTTATCAGATTTATTATTTCAGCCCTTTCTTCTTATGGAGTTGACCCAGAATTAGATGTAGCTTATTGCGCATATACGGGCAAAGCTGCTGAAGTTTTGCGTCAGAAAGGAAATCCTAATTGTAAAACCGCACATAAGCTATTATATAAAACTAGACCCCTCCCTAATGGAAAATTTACAAGAGAGCCAGTAGAATATATAGAGGCAAAGGTCGTTGTTGTAGACGAATGCTCTATGCTTCCGATGGATATGACAAAATTGCTTTTGAGTTATCCGGTTTATATAATTTTCTGCGGCGACCCAGGTCAGCTTCCGCCAATCGAAAAAAGTCAGAATAATAATCTTTTATATAGTCCTCATATTTTTCTTGATGAAATTATGAGACAGGCACAGGAAAGTGGTATTATTCGTTTAAGTATGCGAATTCGTGAAGGTGAATCTATTAGTGGTTTCAAATCTGATGATGCTATTGTTTTACCAAAAAAAGAATTTGATCCAACTATGCTAAATTGGGCTGACCAAACTTTATGTGCTACAAATAAAACCCGCAATCAGCTTAATCAAATTGCAAGACAATTAAGAGGATATACTGCACCAATAGAAAAAGGTGAAAAACTTATTGTCCTTAGAAATAATTGGGATATTATGTCAGATAAAGGTGGTTATCTGACTAATGGATGCGTTGGGACTTTAAATGATTTTAGTTATGAAGCATTTTATTTACCTGAGCGGTTTAGTTTTTTTGGTATTCCAGAAAATAGGGTTGCTTATTTGAATGGAACTTTCGTTACAGATTATGGTGACGTTTTTGATGATTTACATTGCGATGAACAATGTATCACTACTGGTATTCCTATTTTAGATAACAAAATGAAATATAAGGTAAATAAGACAAAGTATAAAGATATGATTCCAGAAGAGCTTACATATGGATATGCTTTAACTTTTTGGAAAGCACAAGGTAGTGAATGGCCTAAAGTATTGGCACTTGAGGAAGGGTTTCCATTTGATAAAGCTGAACACCGTTCTGCTATGTACACGGCTTGCACTAGAGCTGGCGTTAAACTTGTAGTTCTTGCGGATTAATGGAGGGAAACATGAATATAGTTACAATAGATTTTGACATTATTATGGGACCAAGCATTGGAGTATATAATAATGCAGTTAATGAAGATTTTAAAGTGGATAGTATAATCGAAGACTATCCCTTTTTAAGCAATATGCCTGCGAATTTGAATATTTATGAGTATCTTACAAGATATATTGTAGATGTTATAAAAGCATTGCCGCAAGACAAAATTCAGTTTATTCGTTCACATGAACAGATTGTTCCATTGGTGAGTAAATATAGAGATGCAAACCTTGTGAATATTGACCATCATCACGATATGGGCTATGAGATTGAAGATTGGACAAAACCAATAGTAGGAAAGGCTCAGTGCGGGAATTGGGCAAAGAAACTTTTTGATACTAAAGTAATTAATCATTATGATTGGGTATCAAACCCTTTATCAGATGTTTTGCCTGATGAAGTTACTGAATTTTATGAAGTTGAAGACCATTTACTTAAAGATTATTCTTTAATTGAATTGGTTAAAAATACTGATATTTTAATTATTTGCCAGTCTTTTGAATGGGTTCCGCGCATGTATCAGCCTTTATTTTATACTTGGGTTGGTATCTATGAAGAAATGACCGGTCGGAAGTATACTTTAATTGATTGATATTAAAAAATTTAGTAATATATATAAGTAAAAGAATTTTTTAAGAAAAGGATAGAGTGTGAATGTTATATCCAGGGTCACTGCATAATCATACCCAGATGTCAAATCTTCGTTTACTGGACTGTATTATTCACGAAGATGACCTAATTTACCGTGCGGCTGAATTAGGTCATTCTGTTGTAGCGATAACTGACCATGAAACTATTGCATCTGCGGTTAGGGTAGAGAAAATATATAAGAAAATAAAAGAGAAAAATATCCCATTAAAAGTTATAATGGGTAACGAAATTTATCTTTGTAGAGATGGACTGAATGAGACTAACTTCGTTAAAGGTGAAGATAAATATTACCACTTTATCTTATTAGCGAAAGACTTAGTTGGCTATCAGCAAATTTGTGAAATCTCTACAAGAGCATGGCACCGCAGTTATATGGCAGGTGGACAAAGAAGAGTTCCTACATATTATCAAGATTTATTAGATGTAATTAAGGAAAATCCAGGTCATGTAATTGGGTCTTCCGCATGTCTAGGTGGTATGTTACCAACTCAAATTTTAAAATATCAGCAAACAGATTCAGAAGCCTTATGGTTAAAAATTATTAATTGGTGTTATCTTATGGAATCTGTATTTGGAAGAGGTAATTTTTATTTAGAATTACAACCTTCTGTATCTAAGGAACAAACTTATGTTAATCGTAAATTAATTGAATTATCAAATCATACAAAGATTCCATATATTATAACAACAGATAGTCATTATCTTAAAAAAGAAGATAGAGAAATTCATAAAGCGTATCTTAATTCTCAGGATAAGGAACGTGAGGTAGATGCTTTTTATGCGACAACTTATCTTATGGATACAGATGACCTTGAAGAGCATTTAGAATTAACCAGAGAAGAATTAGATACTGCATATGAAAACATATTAGAAATAAAGGAAAAATGTGAAGATTATTCAATTTTAAAACCTTTAAAGATTCCTTCTTTAAAATGGAAAACTTATCATTCTCAATTAACTACAGATTGGATAGAGAAGATTCCAATGTTAAAAACATTCAATGAATCAGATTTTGTAGGTGATAGAGAACTCGTTAAAGCAATTCTTGATGGTATTGCAGAACATTCAGACTTACAGAATCAGGAATCATATGATGAAATTAATAGTAATCTTGAAATGACATGGATTTCCTCAAATGTGAATAAAGCACATTGGTCAGCATATTATCTTAATCTTCAGCAGATTATTGATTTATGCTGGGAAGCTGGTTCTTTAGTCGGGCCAGGTCGTGGTTCTGGTGTTGGATTTATTCTTCTCTATGTGTTAGGTATTACACAAATAAATCCACTTAGGGAAAAGACTAGAACTTTTGCTTGGAGGTTAACCGTTCGGTTTAAAGGCCTCCTTTGCTTGGCGACAAGCTCAAAATAAACTGCGTGAACGCATGATAAAGCGGTGTGAAGAATTTATATTCTTTGCTAACGGTGGACAGTTTTAATTAAACTTTATACCGTGCTTTTTACTTTCTATTGGAGAGCCAATGAAAGGTAAGGAGTGTATCGACTAATCCTGATGAGTGTAAGGATGTAGAATAGATTTTATCACTATTCGAAGCGCGTGGACTCTCCATAATATTCTAATCAAATTAAAAAGGAGATAGAAATTATGGGATTTATTTATAAAATTACAAACAAACTTAATAATAAAATTTATATTGGGCAAACAATAAAAACAGTAAATAAACGTTTTCAGCAACATAAAAATAATAGTAATAAAGATTATTTTTCTCAAATAGTATTATATAAAGCTTTTAACAAGTATGGAATTGAAAATTTTATTTGTGAAGTTTTAGAGGAAGTTCCAAACGATAAATTAGATGAAAGAGAAAAATATTGGATAGAATTTTATGATAGTTATTTTAATGGTTATAATTCAACTTTAGGTGGAAGAGCAACTCAATTATATAATTGGGATGTAGATGATATTATTGAAAAATATTATGAATTAAAATCTGCTCGTAAAGTTGCAAAAGAAATTGGTTGTGACCATTCCACCATAGATAGAATTTTAAATGAAAACGGAGTAAAAAGATTTACGCCTGCCCAACAACAATCAAAACCAGTTAGATTTATTAATAATGATGGTACAAAATTTGAATTTCAAACTACCACTGAAGCAGCTAATTGGTTAATTGAAAATAAATATACTAAAATGACGAATCCTAAAATAGTTCGTCAAGAAATTTGTGACAGAATAAGAAAAAATAAAAAATATTTAGGTTTATTTGTAGAATATATTGGAGAGTAAGAGATAGTCAGTACCTTTGGTGACAAAGGAGTATTATGTTTTAAATCCAGAGCGTGTATCCGTCTTAGACGTAGATTTTGATATTGAAGGGTCTAAACGTTCTGCGGTATTAAATAAGTTTAGAGAATTTTATGGTGAAGATAGAGTAGCTAATGTAACAACTTTTAGAACTGAAAAGAGTAAAGCGGCTATCTTAACTGCGGCGAGAGGATTAAAAATTGATGTCGATGAGGCTCAGTATTTAGCAAGTTTAATTCCAGCAGATAGAGGACAGCTAAGAACTTTAAAACAGGTCTATTATGGTGATGAAGAAAAAGATATGAAACCAGTAGCGTCCTTTGTGAAAGCCATGAGAGACGATTATCCTGAATTATGGGAAGTCGCGCAGAAGATTGAAGGATTAATTTGCGGATCTGGTATTCACGCAGGTGGAGTTATCTTTGTAGATGAACCATTTACAAACTCTACTGGTCTGATGCGTGCACCTGATGGAACTATTTGTACACAGTTTGACTTGCATGATGCAGAAGATGTATCATTAATTAAATATGATGCACTTTCAGTTGAGGCTGAAGATAAGATTCATGTTTGTCTTAATTTACTTGTAGAAGATGGTTATGTTACACCAGAACCAACATTAAAAGAAACATATGAAAAAGTTCTTGGGATTTATAAAATAGATAGAGATTCTAAAGAAATGTGGAAGATGATTTGGCAACATAAGATTCTTTCATTATTCCAGATGGAAAAGCAAAGTGGTATCAAAGGTATTACAACTTTAAAGCCAACTTCAGTCGATGACTTAGCAGTACTAAATTCAACTATTCGACTTATGGCGCAAGAAGGTAGTACAGAGATGCCAACAGACAAATTAGCTAGATTTAAAAACGACCCTACAGCTTGGGATAAAGAGCTTGCGAAATGGAGTTTAGGTGAAAAGGAAAAAGAAATTCTTGAACCAATTCTTGATTCTTCTTATGGTTTATGTATCGCACAGGAACAGTTTATGGAGCTTGTACAGCTTCCAGAACTCGGCGGTTTTTCTCTAACCTGGGCAGATGGGTTACGTAAATCTATTGCTAAAAAGAATCCCGCGGCTTTCGATAAATTAACTGAAGAATTTTATAAAATAACCGCAGAGAAGGGAATTAAACCTAATTTCGCAAAATATGTATGGGAGGTATTAGTATCTATGAGCAAGGGTTATGGGTTTGAGTAAGATTGGACCCAACATACTTAACCGCTTATCAGCGGGGTCATATACAATTAAAAACTTAATTCTTAGCCAGAAAAAGTAGTATATGGCTAACGAGGGTAAAATCTCGTGACAAATTTAAAAGAGACTAAATATATTTCCAAAGAAAGGAGGGAGACAATGTTATATATTTATAAATTTACCAATAAGATAAATGGTAAGATATATATAGGACAAACAAATGATATAGCTAAAAGATGTAGAGGTCATAAATCAGAATCTTTTAATAAGAAAGCTAGTGGATATAATTTACCATTTCATTGTGCTATAAGAAAATATGGGTATGAAAATTTTGATTTTGAGATAATAGAAGAAATAGATGACAGCTTTGGAAGAGATTATTTAAATGAAAGAGAAATATATTTTATTTCCTATTATAAAAGTTTAGTTACGCAAAATGGTTATAATATAACTAAAGGCGGAGATGGATGTGCAAAACCAAAATTAACTCTTGAACAACAAGTAAAGCTATCTCATATTTTTACTTTAGATGATGTAAAAAAAATACATCAAATGTTAATAGATGGTTATGAATATTTTGAAATTAAAAAGATATTTCCACAATTAACAGACAGTTTTCTTTCTAATATAAATTTAGGATTAAATTTTAAAGATGAAAGTTTAACTTATCCATTAGCAACTTTACATACTAAGTTTTCTAAAGAAACAAAAGAAAATATTATATCAGATATTGCTGAAGGTATTGAATATAAAATAATTTCTGCAAAGTATGGAATTTCTGCGGGTTATATTAGTATGATTAATAAAGGAGAAAAATGGTTTGATGAAACATTAAAATATCCTTTATGTAAAAAGAGCTGTTCAGATGGCGCTTGGAGCCATGATGCTAAATATGATTTAATTTTTTCAAGTTTAACTCATGCTCAAATCGGTGAAAAATATTCTAAAGCTAAAAGTACTATAACTGCATTAAATACTGGACGTAATAGAAAAGATGATAGATTTATTTATCCATTAAATAAAAATAAAGAAGAAAATAAAAAAATTTGGAATACTCTCTTTTAAAAATGTTGTATCGACTATCCCGGGTGAGACTGGGAGTAGGGTCACTATTGATACGTGGCTAGGTTTTAGGAAACGAAGCCTATGAAAACCGAAATAGTATGCGCACTCTAGGTGGCTCCTAGAACGAAGTGTGTAAAAAATAGTCAGTTTTTTAATTTAAAAAAGCAATCAGTCTCATACATTAGCTTATTCATTAGTAGCTTTGCAAGAGATGAATCTGGCATATCATTATCCCACTATTTTATGGAATACAGCTTGTCTCATTACAGACAGTGGAGAGCTTGAGGCAAATGGAAGCACAGATTATACCAAGATTGCAAATGCTATTGGTAAAATTATGCAGACAGATACTAAGATTTCTTTAGTTGATATTAATACTTCTGATTTTGGATTTAAGCCAGATATTAAACATAATAAGATTCTTTTTGGATTGAAAGCTATGTTGAATGTTGGTGATGATGTAATTGAAAGAACTATTCAAAATCGTCCATATATATCAATAAAAGATTATTATTATAAAGTTAAACCAAATAAACAAGCTATGATTTCTTTGATTAAAGGTGGAGCATTTGATACTTTTATGGATAGAAAATTAGCTATGGCTTGGTTCATATGGGAAACTTGTGATAAGAAGAAAAATCTTACATTGTCTAATCTTCCAGGTTTAATTCGTTATGGTTTATTGCCAGAAGATACAGATGAAAAGATTTTAGCTAGAAGAATCTATGAATTTAATAGATACTTAAAAGCTATGTGTAAACCATCTAAAACCACAACTCATTTTATTCTTGATGAGCGTTCAATGGATTTCTTGGCAGAGATTGAAAAAGAAGGGCTTATTGAGGATGGAAATAAATTAAATGTAAAAACTTGGGAACGAGTTTATCACAAAGAAATGGATGTTTTTAGAAATTGGATTGCGGGAGATAAAGAAAAAATCTTACAAAATTTGAATGAAAGAATTTTTTATGCAGATTGGAAAAATTATGCAGAAGGAAATTATTCATCTTGGGAAATGGAAGCATTATGTTTCTATTATCATGAACATGAATTGGCGCATGTTAATATGGGCAAATATGGCTTAACCAATTTCAAAGATATTCCAGAGCAGCCAATAGTAGATAAAGTATTCTACAAAGGCAATAAAGAGATTAAGATGTTTAAGTTATTCAAAATCTGCGGAACTTGTATTGCAAAAAATAAGGATAAAGGAACTGTATCTTTGTTAACAACTGATGGGGTTGTTAGCGTTAAGTTTAGAAAAGAATATTTCTCTCTCTTTGATAAGCAGATATCTGAGCGTGGCGCGGATGGAGCTAAACACGTGGTGGAACGCAGTTGGTTTAACCGCGGAAATATGATTGTAGTACAAGGTATAAGAAGCGGAGATGAATTTGTGGCTAAAAAATATGCTTCTAGTGGTGGACATCAATTATATAAAATTGATAAGTTAGAAGATAATGGAGATTTGTTATTAAAAACAGAAAGGTATCAAGGCTTAGAAGAAGATGAATAAATATATTGTTATAGCATTAGTTGGTAAAGCTGGAAGTGGAAAAGATACAATATTAAAGGGCGTTACAAAAGACGCCCCCTTTATCCACGAGATAGTTTCATGTACTACACGTGAACCTAGAAGCGGAGAGCAAGATGGAGTAAATTATCATTTCCTTAATCCTGAGCAGTTTGCGGAAAAAGTGCTTAAAGGTGAAATGTTGGAAGCCACTTGCTTTAATAATTGGTTTTATGGAACCTCATATGATTCCTTATCCAAAAGCAAGATAAATATTGGGGTGTTTAATCCTGCGGGGATTGAGGCACTTTCACATAACCAAGATATTATATTGTTTCCATTCTATGTTGTAGCTTCAGATAAACAACGAATGATTAGACAACTTGAGCGTGAAGAAAACCCTAATGTATATGAAATTATTAGACGTTTTAAAGCCGATGATATAGATTTTGATGGTTTAGAACAAGAATTTTCTTTCGAGGATACTCTTTATAATGATAATTTAATAGAATTAGAAGAGAATATTAAACATATTATGATATTGATTAATGAAATCTATGCGATGCAGTTAGGGCAGGAATAATTAAAAAATCTATAACTTTCGTCTAAATATAGTACGAGACACAAAATTTAGAATGGGGGAATACAACATTATGTTGCAGATACAAAAACGTAACGGAACTTTAGTTCCCTTTGATAGACAAAAGATTATAAATGCAATTAATAAAGCTTTAATTGAAGTAGACGGTCAGCTTTATGAAGATGATACAGCAAAAGACATCGCCAAAGAGATTGAAGATGCAATGTATGAGATTGATGAAGAAAGAGCTACTGCGGTTTCAGTTGAAGATATTCAAGATATGGTAGAAGATGAGCTTATGCAATCTGAGCGTAGAGATGTAGCTAGAGCTTATATTCGTTATCGTTATAAACAAGAAGTACAGCGTGAACACGAAGCAGTTTTTATTGCGCCAATTAGAGAAAAATTGGAAGCCCGCAATGTACAGAATCAAAATGCTAACGTAGATGAGCACTCTTTTGGAGGTCGCTTAGGCGAAGCTGCGGAAGTCATGACAAAAGAATATGCTTTTGATTATATTATTTCTAAAAAATCTAGAGAGAACCATATGAACAATGAAATTTATATTCATGATGCAGGTTCATATGCTGTTGGTTCACATAACTGTTTAAGTTTACCAATAGACCCTCTCATGGAAAAAGGTTTTAATACAAGACAAACTGATGTACGTCCAGCAAATAGTATCAGTACATTCTTTCAACTTTTGGCAGTATTATTTCAGCTTCAGAGTTTGCAACAGTTTGGAGGTGTTTCTGCTACTCATCTTGATTGGTCTGCGGTTCCATATGTAAGGAAATCTTTCAGAAAGCATTTAATTGAAGGATTTAAGTACATTGCACATGGAGATAAATATATCGAGGATTTACTTGCTTCTGGAAAAGAAATTAGTATTGTAGATTCTTATATTAAAGAAAACTACCCAAAAACATATGAATATGCTTATGATATGACTGAAAAAGAAACGAAGCAAGCTGTTGAGGGTATGTATCATAACTTAAATACTTTACAGAGTAGAAGTGGTAATCAGTTACCTTTTACTTCTATTAATTATGGAACATGTACACTTCCAGAAGGACGAATGGTAATTAAAGCTTTGCTTGAAGGTTCTTTGGCGGGTGTCGGTAGAATTCACAAAACTAGTATTTTCCCATGTGGTATCTTTCAGTGTATGAAAGGCGTTAACCGCAAACCAGGAGAACCAAATTATGATTTATATAGATTAGCCCTTAAATCAACTGCGACAAGGCTTTATCCTAATTATGCAAATTGCGATTGGAGCGGTAATGCAGGATATGACCCAGATGACCCGACGACTTACTTCTCAACAATGGGTTGCCGCACGGCCAATGGCTGGGACATCAATGGTTTTGGTCAAAAGAAAGATGGGCGCGGCAACATTTGTCCTGTAACTATCATATTGCCCACTTTAGCAATGGAAGCTAAAGAATCTTTTGATAATACTTATGATGATAATATTATTGATGTATTTATGGATTTACTTGATACAAAAATCCATGAGGCAAAAGATATGTTAATTGAGCGCTTTGAATGGATTTGTTCTCAGCCGGCAGATTCCGCAAAATTCATGTATGAAAATGGTACTATGGCTGGTTATGTTCCAGAAGAAGGAATTAGAAGTGCTCTTAAACATGGTACTTTAGCTGTTGGACAATTAGGTTTAGCAGAGGCATTACAAATTCTTATTGGCTGTGACCATACAGAACCAAAAGGAATGGAATTAGCTAAGAAGGTTGAACAGTTATTTAAAGATAGATGTGCGGAATTTAAAGAAGAATATAGGCTTAACTTCGGGGTATACTATACTCCAGCCGAAAACCTTTGCTATACCGCACTTAAAAAATTTAGAGCTAAATATGGCGTAATTAAAGATGTAAGTGATAAAGATTTCTTTACTAATTCAATGCATGTTCCAGTCTGGAAAGAAGTTTCTCCTTTTGAGAAAATTGATATTGAATGTCAGTTAACAGGATATTCTTCTGCGGGATGTATTACTTATGTTGAATTAGATGGTGCGGTTAAAAATAATTTGGACGCTTTGGACGAAATAGTCCAATATGCAATGGACCACGATATTCCTTATTTTGCAATTAATGTGCCAAATGACACTTGTTTGGATTGTGGCTATACTGGAGAATTTAATGATTGTTGTCCAATTTGCGGAAGTAAAAATATTCAGCAATTACGTAGAGTAACAGGTTATTTAACAGGTAATTATAAAACTGCATTTAATCTTGGCAAACAAAATGAAGTTCATCTTAGAATAAAACATATAGGAAGGTTAGAACAATAATGCGTTATTTTGGAATTATTAAAAATGATGTTGTAAATACAAAATCTGGCTTTACTGTATCTCTTTTCACTCAGGGCTGTGATAGACATTGCCCTGGGTGTCATAACTCAGAAGCTTGGGATTTTAATGGTGGTTATGAAAAAGATGTTGATATTTTAATTGAAGAGCTTTATGATGCAATTAAAAGTAATGGAATTCATAGAAGTTTAAGTATTTTAGGTGGAGAACCACTAGCTGAACAAAATAGAGAAGATATTTGTTATATTTTATCTTGTCTTAAAATTAGAATTCCAGATTTAAAGGTTTATTTATGGACTGGTTATACCAAGAAAGAATTAGACCATATGAATGATAGTTATATTAAAGTTATTCTTGGATTTGTTGACGTTCTTATAGACGGACCTTTTGAGCAAGATAAAAGAGATATTACTTTACCTTTGCGCGGTTCAAGCAATCAAGATATTTATGAACGTGATGAATTTGGTGATTTTGTAAAATTGACATAATATATAAAAAATTATATAATTATATATATAAAAAATGAAAAAGGAAATAATAAAATGAGTGAAGAAATAATTGAAGCTCCAGCTCAAGAAAGCATTGTATATGCTAAAAATATTTTTGAGTTAGGAATGTTAAAAGAGCAATATAAAACAGGGCAAATTGCTTGTACTGAAGATAATAACCAGTATTTTCTTTTCAATGGAAATGACTGGGAGCCAGTAGATGTTAAAAAAACAGCTACAGGTCAATTAGCCTTAAATATTTATGATATTAATAAATCAATAGTTGAACAGCTTGGACCAATGGCTAAAAGAAAAGTTAATGGAGTGATTAAAGCTTGTCAAGAATCTCTTGATAAAGATACTGATGATAATTTATATCTTTTATATGGAAAAGAAATTGGTTATTTTACGATTTTTAATCGAGTTAGAGATAACTCAGAAAAAGATTTAATGGGAACTGCGGTTGACCTTTTATCTGAATTTTCTGAAATTTATGATATTTCTTACCTTGAAACTCAAAAAGTTGTTGAGTTTTGGATTAAATATAAGGATAGAATTACTTGTTTGTATCTTGGCGGTTGGGATGAAGGAATGGTGAATTTCAATGGTTAAAGATTTATATTGTATTTTTTCTATGTTTGATATGACGGTTCAGATTCAAACAGAAGATAAATCAATAGATGAAAAAATTCCATTAAATAGAGCAGTTGAAACAATTACAGATTTTTGTAGAAGTCGTCATATTGGAACTGCACATTTAATGGGTAATACAAGTTATTTAGATGAAATAAAAGATAATATATTAGAATATAGTAAATCAGAATATGGACATAATGTAGTGGAGGTAAAGGTGAATGAGTAATTATTTAATTAAAACAACTAATGTGTACAGAGTTCCAACAGTAGATGATGCTTTAAAGCTTCGTGAGGAACTTGAAGCTATTGATTGCGGCGAGCTTATTAATTTTGCTTATACGACAAAGTATATCAAGGAAAAAGGGCAAATTGTTGAAGAGTATCAGCTCGTCAAGGCTACCATTTCTTTCACTCCTGAGAAAGACCCAGAGCAGAAAGTAGACGCATCTTACGAGGTAACATTTTAATGATTAAGTTTGAAAAAGTTTCCAGATTTAAAGATGAAGATATTAAAATGCCTGTGCGCGCAACAGCGAACGCCGCAGGTTATGATATGGCTGCCGCAGAAGATGTGCTAATACCGCCATATTATCAATCAGTAACAGAAATGTGTAAAAATGGTTATTCGGAAAATTCAATTTTTACATTAGATGCGATGAAGAAAATGACTGATAAACCAGGAGCAAGACCAGTTCTTGTATCTACTGGAGTTAAATGTAAACTACCATTGGATAAATACCTTGAACTTTCAGTTCGTTCATCTACTCCGCTTAAATATTGGCTTATTTTAGCTAATGGTGTTGGTATTATTGATGCAGATTATTATGACTGCGAAGCTAATGAAGGAGAAATTTTCTTTCAGCTAATTAATTTAAGTCCTTATCCTATTCAAATTAAAAAAGGAGATATTATTGGGCAAGGTATTATCAAGAAATATTATAAAACCTCAGATGATACTCAGTTCAATAAGACAAGAGCAGGCGGATTTGGTTCTACTGATGCTGATAATATTGCAGTATCCCCAGCTCTTATGTCCGCTATTTAATGAAATTATTGGCTTTAGACCAGAGTAGTCGAATATCAGGGTTTGCCGTTTTTGAAGACGGCAAACTTCTTGATTATGGACACTTTACTTTTACCGATAAAGATTTTGGTGAAAGATTAATGAATATTAAGAATAAGGTTAAGGAATTAATTGAAAAGTATGAAGTAGATGAAGTTATCTTTGAAGATATACAGTTAAAAAATGGCGCGGGAAACAATGTATTAACATTTAAAAAACTTGCGGAAGTTATTGGTGTTTTATGTGAATATTTTACAGAAACTAAGATGCCTAATAGCTCAGTCTTGGCGGTACAATGGCGGTCTACTTTGCAGATTAAAGGTAGAGTTAGGGCGGAGCAGAAGAAGAACGCGCAAGCTTATGTTCAATCTACTTATGGATTAAAATGTACAGAAGATGAAGCTGATGCAATATGTATTGGAACTCATTATTTTGTAAAAGAAGAGACAGAAATGTTTGATTGGTCTTAATAAATAAATTTGACTTTCCTATTTTTTAATTCTATATGAGAATTAAGGTAGGAGGGACACCATGTTAGACTTTATAATTAAATATTGGGTCGAATTCGGATTTGGCTTAATAGTTGCTGGCAGTGGATATTTTATTAAAAGATATATGAAATTAAAAGAAGAGGAACAAAATACTGAACGTGCTAAGTTTTATGATAAACTTAAAAAGGATATGTTTGCTCGATATGATGAGATAGAGAAGGAATCAAGAGATGGAGACCATCAACTCCAAAAGCAACTAGATGCCCTAAGAAAAGGAATTCTTTCGATGCAAAAAAAAGAATTTATTGCCGAATGTCAAGAATTACTCGCTGAAGACCATGATATAACCTTAGAAGAATACCAACAGTGTATTGAAGACCATGACGCTTATAATGGTTTGAAGGGTAATCATAATGGTGATAGCTTATTTGCTCTTGTTGAACAAAAAGCTAAACACATTTCAGACAAATAAAAAAAGAGGAATATTTATTAACCTATCTAATCACTATTCCTCTTTAATTTTGTAAAGATTTCATTTGTAATGTCGATGATTTCTTGCCCATAAGTAGCAAGTAAATCTGCTAAAAGTTCTTCTTGCTCTAACGTTAATTCTACGTCATAGCTAAACATTGCCGCATGTGTTATCTCATGGCATAATACTTTTTTCATCTTACGAGAATTAAGGTTTTCATTTATATAGATTGAATGTGTGGCATTGTCACAAGCTCCAAGTGTATATATACCATTAGAATATAGAATTGGATGATTAGGAGAGACAAGAAATATTCTCCAAGTCTCTCCGTTTATTTTAATCATTGTATTTTATTTGATAGAGCAATAATTTTCTTTTGAAGTAATTGTTTCTCTTCTGGAGAAGCATCTTCAATCATTTCACAGATGTCAGAACTTAATTCTTGCATATATTCTTCAAGTTCTTTCATTGCGGTTATTTTATCCTTATGGAGTTCTTTAGATTCCATATACATGCGGCGACGCATTGGACTGCGACCCTCACGCGCATCGCGCATCTCTATAGGAAATTCTCTTTCACGATAAGGTTCATTACTTTTATCAATATGCTTATCAGTTCTAGGATAGTTATTATATGAAGAGGAATTATTACCATAGTCTTGACCTCCTCTTTCTCTGTAATACATACGATACTGAGAAGTGTCATTATTATTTTCAGATTTCTCATTCATAGCTTTTGTAATTGTACAATAATAAATAGCCTCTTCGAGGTCTTTTATCATATCAACTACTTCACCTAATTCTTCAGCATCACAATCTTGAAGATTACCCATTTGAGATTGAGCGGCGCTAATTAAACAGTTTTTCATATCATATAGTCTATGCATATATTACGCCACCCTTTCTACAATGAGATTAGCGTTTTGAACGTTAATCGTTTGTGTTGAAGTATTAGTTACACCAGTTGTTGAGCAGCATCCAGTAGGAACATCAATATATACACATGAAGCTACATTAAAATATTCTTCTACTGCGGCTGGGGTTACAATCATCTTGGTAGTACGTACTGTTTCTCCATCTATTGTAATAGCTAGAGAAATAGCACCTGCGGTTCCACCAGTAGGAACAGCAATATTACCAGTAAAAGTTACTTTAAATCTTGAGCGGCATTGATTGTTAGATAAGCCTCTCATTTTAATATTTCCACTTCCCTCGGTATGAATAATAGAACAATTACCAGGGATTCTAGTTGTAATAAATACAACATTTTCATTTGCATTTACGGTTTGTACTACGTTACTAGTTAGTTCCATAAATTAGTCTCCTTTCAGGAGTTTAACAAACTAGGGAGCTGGCGGGCTCCCTAGAAGTCAAACTATTTAATCATAAAGTTGAACATCCACAGTTTCTATAGCTTGAATAAGGATTAGGAACTGTGTATGCAGGTACAGGTGAAGGATTAAGAGCATTGATAAGATAGCTGTTCTGAGCTGCTTGACTAGCTTGGAATCTAAGGTCAGAATTAGCAGTTGTAAGTTCAGCAATTTTATCATGCAGTGCCTGTGTTTGCATATCTTGCAGTGCGCTTAATACGCTTCTAGTATTAGCGTTTTGGTTTTCCATAAGGTCTCTAGTTGCATCAGATACAGCTCTACGAGTAGAACATTCTTGGTCTGCTAAATTATAGTTTAGAGTTGCAAAGTTCTGTGCGGATTCATATCTGTCTTGGCAGCAGCATTGCTGTAACTGAGTACCTAAGTTAGTAATACCAGCATTAATAGTGTTGGTATTTTGCATATCTGCGATTGTTTGCTGCGTAATATTGTTATTGATACCAGCAAATCCATTCAGCATGCCTGTGTTCATGGCATAAAATCCATCACAAAGACCACTGTTTACACCATCGATTTTTCTTTCGATGTTTGCGAAATCTGATGTTAAAATATAACCATCAGTAATTCCTGAACCTGTGGAACCGCCTCCGAAGAGTCCATTTCCATTTCCGCCCCATCCTGCGAAGCAGAAGAGGAAGAGTATAATAATCCACCAGGCTCCCCCGTCGCCACCAAAGCCCCAACCATTATCATTGCGGTTAGTACCAGTAGCAGCTGCGATGTCGGCTAAACTATAGCCACTAGTTGCATTATTGAACATATTAATGTCCTCCTTATAAATTTATTATTTAATCCCAAGCATTTGCTTGAAGGCATTAAATTCCTTATCAAAATCTTTTCCGCTTTGTTTACATATATTGCGGGCGATTTGTTCAATATCTGCACTTCTATTCTGCTTTGCTAAAGACAATAGATTAGCTCCCATTGGAGTATTTTGCATTTGTTGTTCAAGTATACTCATCATAAGTTGTTGCGGATTTTGACCGCCTTTAATCATCTGAATTAGCTGCATAGGATTTACGTTATTCATGCGGTTTCCTCCTTAAAATTTTGGCATTTCTGCGGGTTTCTTAGTTACTTCTTTTTGCGCCGGTTGCGGGCTTTGAGCCGGTATCGCCGCAAACATTTCTTTAATCTTTGACATTGTTTCGTCAAATTCCTCTCTAGTTATAAAACTATCAGCATTTGTATTAGAAGTAGTCTCTTGTGCTACTGGAATAGGTTTAAATTCGTACATATTTATTAATGCTGTCCCGTCTAAATTAATTTGTTTCGTATATATTCTTCTATTTGCTATATCCGGGAAGTAAAAAATAGAACCATCAAAGTCTATTGGAATAGCTCTAACTTCTTCTAAAGAAGATACTGGTCTGCCTTTTAAAAAGGGTGGAATTTGTTGCTGCGGCTGCACTTGTTGCTGTTGTCGAGGTGGGTAATAATTGTAATTAGGATACATTTTACTTACCTTCTTTCTATTAACTTTTTCCCTCTTCCTTTCATAAGTATATGCGAATTTTTTGGGAATCTTTTACTTCCTTCGCCCAGATTTCTCCTAGAGTCCAAAATATTTTTCTAAAAATTTTTTGGTATAACGTAAAATAAGGGGTAGGCTCCTTATTCAAGAGCCTACCCCTTTGGTAATATATTATTTAGATTTTTTCTCATTAACCGTGGACTCAATCTTATTAGTTAAGTATAAGTTCAAGTCTCCATAAGCTTCAGTTAAATATTCTTTAGCTTCTTTAGTAAGTAAAGCTAAAACCGCATTTAAAGTTTTCTGGAAGGCAACCTTTTGCGCTTTTTCATCAAATTTACCTTCCTTTTTTAAGGCATCTACATACGTTTGATTGGTTGTTGTAACACAATCCGCAATAGTGCTAGCCGCCATATCAATGTACTTATTTAATAAATCATTATCTGTCTTTTTCTTTAATTGCTCCTTTTGGACTTGGATGTAACTAACTAGATAAGAAGTTAGAATAGCAATTAAAGGAACAATACACACGTCAAAAATTTGTTTTAAAATTTCAAGACTATTCATCTTGCTTTCCCTCCCATTGTTCAAAACGATATTTTTGTTTTATATTTGGATATTTTTCTTTATCAACTTCACTAAAAAACATATCCATTGGTCTAGCATATAATTTATAAGGTGCATACAAGCCGTGATAAATAACCAGTTTTTCGCCAGTTTCAGTATGCTCCGCAAAATCATAAATTATATACAAATATTTAGTACTGTTTTCCTGTTCTTCTTGTGAAAGAGTTTCTCGCTTAAAATGTTTAACTACATCTCCCGCACGTAATCTCACTCTTTATATCTCCTTTTTTATTTATATATTACAATAAATTAGGAAGAAAGTCCAATAGAATTAAATTTATCTTCAAGTGAAGCAATTTTATCTAAAGTCTTTTTATCCTTTATATTCTCTTTTACTGTTGGTAAAATAGCTTTAAAGCAATCAATACAATCATTTAATATTGGTATAAATAAGATTGGTAATCTATCATATTGAATACCTTCTACAGTTTTTAAATTACGAGCATTGTCATAGCCATAAAAACAAAATTTATTTAAACCAACTTTTTCTACATCTTCGGCTATTAATCCATAATAAGAATCTATTGAATAATCGTCTAATTCATCTTTTGGAATTTTACCTTCTAGCCATTGAGAATATTTTTCAACGGCGGTTTTATCAAACCATTGTTTTGGTTTAAGATTTAAAATTTTATAAGGATATTTTTCATCTTCTTCTATCTCTTTAATATCTAATTTATATCTTGCTGAAGAAGTACTTCTTCTCAACCATCCATTAGATGTAACATATACATTAGCTGCACTAGTTACCTTATCATTATTATACATATAAGATGAGCCTATAGCATTTTTACATAGAAATTTTCCTCTAACACACATATTTCCAGTCTCTGTCGTATGATATCCAGTTTCATATGCAGCAGGTGTACTTGTGTTACCTTCAATTACAACAATATTACCCTGTATATGTATTCCATTACTGTTTCTAATACAAATAGCACCACTAACACCAGATTGAGTAGAAGTAGCTGCCATATCAATATAACTTGTTACACTAGAATATTGTGATTTACTACTTTTTATATATTCTCCACATTTTAAAGTAGAATTACATGTAACTGTACTATTAAATGTTACAGCTCCAGAAAAAGTTCCTCCAGATTTAGGCATTAAATCACTACAAGCTGTTGCTTTTCCCGAAAGTAAATATATAGGCTTAGTTGCTCCTCCAAGAGTAGAAGTTCCTAGTTTATTAGCTACTGACGCAGTATCTGCTGTTTCAGCATTGTTTGCTACTCCATCAAAATAACCATCTTCTGTAATTGTCCAGAAAGGTTCAGTTATAGTAATTTCATCATCTGAGCTACTACTTACAGAAGAATCTATGCATGATAATTGCCCTGTTTTATAAAAAATTAAATTCGCTGGCATAGTTAATTACACCCCACTTTCAATTTTCTTAATTCTTAATATAGCGAGTTTTTTCTCTAGTTCTTCTATTTCTTTATTTTGCATTTGCCAACCTTTGATAAGAGCTGGAACCATATGATTATACGATACAGAATAAGTCATATCATCTTTTTCTGGAGAATTAATATCATAATATACATCATCTCTGTCATTATCATTATATTCCCATTGTAACCAAGGGCGATTACTTATGTTATTAGCCTTCATTGCTTCACGCAAATCTTGAGCAAAAATACCATTTTGTTCGAGGTCATTATGGCCTATATCTTCTTTATAAATAAAATTACGAATAGGAATATTTAATAATACACGAGTCTCATCTTCTGGCATATCTTCTATATAAAATTTTTTTCTTTTGTCTGAAGTATTCTTTGTAACTGTACCAGAAGTATTAATATAAATAAGCCATTTTGTAATACTAGTATGATAACCAGTACCTGATGGTGGATTATTATGTCCATCAGAAAAATCTGGCGCATAACAATATATACCAGCATTAGAATTTGTAGTTAATCTTACACAGTTATAATAATTAGCTACCTGTATATTAGTTTCTCCAGAAGAAGTTTGGTAACCTATCTCTAAATTGGCCCCTTTAAAATAAGAATAAGTCCCTATTCTTGAAGCTGGATTTGCTGAAATTAAAACACTACCAGAATGCATTGAACTATTACCGGTTCCTCCTTTAGAAACTGTTAAAACCGAAGATAATCCTGCGGCATTACCAGAAATATTAATACCCCAAGTTCCAGAAGCTCCACTACCTGTTTTAGATGGCATATAACTAGTATAATTATTTGAATGAATATAATAACAATTTTTATTATTTAGTCTTTTTTTGCTACCAACTACGCCAAAACCACCACTATTTGAATCAAACCACCATCTAACCATGCAATTTGTATCTATCTCTGAAGGATTATCGCTAGAATATGTAGTTATTTTAGAATTATTTTTACTGCTAAATTCTGGGGTAAGTTCTTCTGCCTCATCAGGAATTTCAATCTCTACTTCATCATCTGCTTCTTTTTTATTTAGTCCTACTAAAGTAATATCATTAATATAAGAACCAAAACTAGCGTGACTATAAAAATCAAAAGAACTACTAGTGTTTTGATGTATAATCCAAGGAGTATAATCAGATGAATTAGTACTATCAGTTATTTTAATTGGCGAATTATTAAATCCATTTAACCATGTGGCACTTCTTTGAGGAATTGTAACGGTTTCAGTAATAGCTAAATTTCCATTAATTAAAGTGGAACGTAATCTAGACATAATTTATATTTCCTCTAATTCTTTAATTTTATCTTTTAGTTGAGAAATTTTATTTTCATTAATTTGCCATCCTTTTATTAGCAATGGAATTAAACTAGAATAATTAATTTCATAAGTCATGTTATCCGTTTCTGATTCATTAATATCATAATAAACATTATCGTCAGTATTATAATGCCATTGTAACCATGGACGATTACTTATATTGTATTGTTTCATAACATCGCGTAAATCTTGGGCAAATATACCATTTTGAATTAAATTATTATGTCCTATATCTTCTTTGTAAATAAAATTACGAATTTTTATATTTTTTAATATTGAAATAGCTTCATATTCAGTGGTATCTTCAATATATTTTTTCTTTCTTCTGTCAGAAGTGTTTGCGGTAACTGTGCCCGATGTATTAATATAAATAAGCCATTTAGCAGTACTACTACCGCTAGCATTAGTATGATAAACACCAGCATTTGTAGACACTCGTAAATCAGCGTTATTATTATTGTTTTTAGTATAAAATCTGACAGTACTAGTATTGCTTACATTAAATCCTATTTCTTGACCACTTATATAAGCATTGCTCGATACAAGTTTAGAGCCATTATAATATATTAATCTATTAGCGGTAAAACTAGTGGCTCCAGTGCCACCTTTACTAATTGCCAAAGTTGAAGATAAACTTGCAGCGTTACCAGAGATGTTAATTCCCCAAGTACCAGAAGCACCAGACCCCGTTTTAGATGGTGCATAATTCGTATAATTATTTGAATGTAAATATAAATAATTATTATTTAATTTTAGTTCACCGTTACTAACATTAAAGAACCAACCATAATCATAACCATTTGTTGTTCTAGAGGTGGCACTTCCGGCAATTACAAAATAATTTTGAAAAATTCCCATGGTAAACATTTTACTTGCGCTTGTATTTTTTTGAATTATCCAAGGATGATAACCACTATTATCAGTAGCGTCTGTTACTTTAATTGGAGATTGCTGAAAGCCTTGCAGCCATGTAACAGATTTTTTAGGAAGAGTTATATAACCATTCCCTGTTAAAGTTAAAGTTCCATTAATTGTTGTGTCTTTTAAAACTGCCATTTTATCTCCTTTTAATATTCAATAATATCATTATATTTTACATCTCCAGTCTTAGTAATTCTATTTAAACCAGATTGTTCAATACTACCTTTAACACAAACACCGCCTTTTCTAGAAAAGCAAGTATTAGTATAATTATGCGCCCCATTATAATAATCATTACCTTTATATTCATTAAAGCAAGGAGCCATTAATGTATTGGTAGATTTAATATAGTATACTTTTCCTCTAACTAAATCTTCTGCATTAGCTCTACCAATTCTACTGCCATATCCTCTAAAATTATACACATATACAGGATTAGAAGTAGTAAATATAAAGCCTGGGCAATAATTTGAAACTGCACTAGTACTATAGCCACTCGGCAAAGTAACATTTTTACTACCTATATAAACCCATTTATTCTGTAACATATTATATATATTCACTGTTAATGTATATGCATTGTTAGAGTTATATTCTAAATCTACATAAAAAAATAAATCTTCACCACGATTTTTTATATAATCCTGTACATTAAAAGTAAATTGCTCTCCTACTTCATTATATGCTCCTATATCTAATATACTATCATTAGAATAAAATTTCACAAAACCACAATATCCAAAGCTCTTACCATAATTTTGCCTTATCTTTATAGTAGTTCCATTTTCATAATATGCTTGTGGTACTCCACTAGTATAATTAATTCTTGTATAAGAATTAGTTGCACTAAATGTTTGATTACTAGTAAAAAGTAAGTGCGGTTTATCAAAATTCGCAACATTATAAGCCTCTAAAAATAGATTATTTCTAAAGTCATCTAGCATAATTAATCACCTAATTTAGCCTTTATATCATTTAATTTTTTATCCCAAATCATATACTTAATCTCCTTTATATCTAAAAAAATAGTATAAAAAAAATAGGTTAAAGTCAATTTGACCTTAACCTATTAATCTTTATATTAAACAAATACAAATTCTATTCTATCACTATAGGCTACAATCTTTGCGCCAATAGTTGAAGAACTATTAGGGAAGAAATCTATTTCCGCACTTGAGCCAGTTCCTACCCCCAAAGTTCCATTACAACGTGTAGAACCATTTACATATAAATTGTAGGATGGTGTTGTTCCATTTGCAATTAATGAATTTATATATACACTTTGATTTTTTATTTGCATTGAAGGAGTAATACTAGTCCAAGTAGATGATGACATCCCGACAGGGTCTTTTCCGCATTTAAATATAAAACTTGTAACTGCATTAGCAGCTGCAAATACTAATGCTTCATTTCCACTTGATTGATGCATTACACCGGAACGATAAGAAGCATTATTAGCTCTAAAATTACAAGCTAATACATCATTATTAAAGTTAATAGTTCCTGTCATCGTTCCACCAGCCAATGGTAAATATTGACTATGACTGTGATTAGTTGAGGTTGTAATACTTAAATTACCAGAACCATCAAAGGTTCCAGAGCCAGTAACCGAACCTGTTAAGCTAATAGTGCGCGCTGTTTGAAGTTTAGTCGCTGTGGCAGCATTACCAGTACAAGATGTGGAAGAGCCTGACACATTAATTCCCCAAGTGCCGCTGGCGCCTGAGCCGGTTTTAGTTACCGTATAAGATGTATAATTTCCAGAGTGAATTATTGTATTCCATCCGCCCCAAGTAGTAGCACTTCCATTACGAACACGATAGGCTATATTTGTTGTTGTCATTCCAAGCGCTAATTGCGTTGCATAATTAGCATCATCACCTTGTCCAGTATAAATATGATACCAATGATTTGAAGGAAGATTATAATTAGTTCCATTTGAAAATTCTTCAACTTTAAAGGTATTCTTCTGGGCAGTCGTATTAGCATCTTTAGTAACTCTTGGCAAACCAATAATATTATGTCCATGATTACTTGCCGCTTTGCCATCAATAAGACCCTTCAAATATTTTCCTTGCGCTGCACTTAAAGAATCAGAGGTGGAATCTGAAGTAACATTATTTTGGATTCCTCTCCAGGTATTTGTATCAGTAAATTTAGCATCAGCGGGAACTGATTTACTTAATGTATAAGTACATGCAACTGGTTTACCGCCTGTAAAATATACTGGTTGAGTTGAGGAGCCTGCTGTTGCGGTATCCAGTTTAACTGCACTATTGGCTGAGCCTCCTGCGGATGAAGAGCCCGCATAGTTATGAGTGTGATTAACACTTGTAGTAAGAGTTACATTTGCGCTTCCATCAAAATTAACTGAACCTGTTACAGCTCCTGCTAATGTAATAGTCCTAGCCGTAGTTAATTTATCTGTAATACTAGCCTTATATACAATTCCAGAGTCACTTCCCTCAACCGTGTAAGAATAAGTTCTTATATCTGTGGCAGCGCGAGGAGTTCCCTCTTCAAAGGTCCAGGATCTACCCATACTACCACGACCACCTGCAGATAGTACCCTAATTGTAACTGCTTGATAAGTACCAGTTGCTTTAAAATATAAATCAGCATATTGGTCACCACCTGCCGGAGCGTTTCCTTTTACAAAAATCTGATTAGCAGAAAAACCTTGGCGCGCTAACCATTTAACTTCACAGCTAGATTGATTTGCAGTAGTAATATTATTACTGCGGAAACTTACTTTAATGATACCAAAGCCACCACCATTATAACCTGAATCTATACTAAAAATCATTGAAGCATCTTGATAAGAATTACTATTAGAGTAATAAGCAATTCGATAATACGGCGCAGTAGTAGTATTTTGAGTTACATATTTTGAACAACCATATCCAACATCTTTGATAGTTACATCTTTAGAACCATCAAAAGATACAGAGCCTCGCCCTAATCCATCTAAAGTTATAGTTCTTGGAGTTGCTAATTTATCTACTCCACCATGATATACACCATTAGTATCAATTCTAGCTTTTAATGCTAATGTAGATTTTGCATCAGCTTTAAAGGCAAATCCAAATCCTAAAGAATCTGTACTTGAACCTCTTATATTCCCTACTTGCCAATTAGTATTATACCATTTAAAATCTAAGCCATTCCGCAAAGAAGCATTAGCCGTACCAATAGAATCTTTAAATATACCATTATTATTAATTTTTATAGTAATTTCATTACTTTCACTAGAAGCACATAATTGTGGAGTAGTTTTTATTAAATCTCCATTAAATCCAGAAATAGCTGTTACACTTCCATCTAAGGTCATATTAAGAACAGTATTTGTTCCACTTTTATTAATCCATAAACATAAGTCTCCCGTATCATTAGAAATGCTAGTATCCTTCCATAATTGACCCCATACAACTTTCCCTTCTGTAACTCCATTTCGCCAACTAGAAGTTCCGGTACTAAGAGTAGAAGCTGTGTAATAAGGTCTTAATAATGTACTAGTATTTGCATTTCCAGATATATTATTGGCTATAGTAGTATCACATATAACGGGTATACCATTACTAAAATAGACAGGTCTAGTACTTGAACCTGCGTCAGTATTTAATTTATTCGCACTTGTTGCTGCGCCGCCCGCACTGCCGGAACCCGCATAATTTGGTTTGCCTGTCAACTCACTCCAATTTAATCCTCTTGCTATTGGATGCCAATCCTGCCAGCCTGTAGTAGTATCACTTCCATTATGCATCCTCTTATAGGCTGACCCAGAAACGTTAATACCTGCATTATGTGGAATAAAAATCTGAGTAAATCTTTTTTCAGTATCATTAGAAACGCTCTCGAAGACTAATAAAATACCACAACTATATAATTGAGCATTATAACTATTAGGTGAATGCATTTTAATAGCATCGCCCCAAGTAGTTATTTGTACTTTATAAATACCAGTTTTAATTAAGGTATTCCAATCTGTAGTAGCTGTAACTGTACTTCTCTTTTGAAATTCATCATAGATAGTGATAGAACCCTTAGTGGTTCCATTTGGAGATAAAAAGTTATATTTATGACTATCATTTGCATCTACTTTGACACTAGAAAAATAAGTACCAACAATACTATTTCCAGAAGAATCATTAGAAGCTTTATTTGCATTTGTAGCATTTGTTGCAGTATCAGCATTACCTTTTAATGCTCCATAAAAATTAGAGGCATATACTGAATTATAACCATCGGCTTTACCATTATAAAATCTAAAAGAACCATCAGATAAAAATTTTAAAGAACCCCAGTTTTTATTGCCAATATGAAAACCAATTCCTGGAGCACTACCAACAGCTGTAGATTCAGCAATACCATTAATTATTATATCTTGTTGATTTGGTTGAATTCTATCAGTACTAGTTCTTTGAAAATTTAAAGCACCAGTCATCGTTCCACCAGCCAATGGAACATAAGTTTTTAATTTATTATCTATTTCAGTTTCAGTATAATACCTATCATCATGATTATGACCATTATTAGATTTACCATCAATTAAACTTTTTAAATATTTACCCTGCGCCGCAGATAATGAATCCGTTGTACTATCACTCGTAAGATTATCTTGAATTCCACGCCAGGTATTAGTATCTTGAGTAGTTAAAGTAAAAGTGTTACCATTACCTCTTGTTACTGTAATAGTTCTTCCACTAATAGCTACATCACTAACATAAGTACGAATTTCCTTAGTTCCACCACCATCATAAGTAGCTTTAGTTGCCGAAGAAGCGGTTGAAGCATTACCATTTAAACTACCCTTAAAAATCGTAGCTTTTAAAGTGCCAGTAGAAGGTTGAAAACTTAAATTATTAGAAGTATAAGTACCATCAGTAACAGTAGTAGGTGTAAACCCTTCAGTTGCATTATTTGAAGCGCCCCATAATACAGTACGCCAATTAGTATAATCTTTAGCTGTAACTGCGGTTTGGGTTACTTTATTATTGAGGTCTTGTAAAGTAATAGTGGATGTGGCATTAGAACCTTTTGTAATTGTTAAAGTAGTACCATTAACAC